TAAGGAAACGTCAATAGTCATTGATCTGAGTGTTACATACATTGATATTTTAGGAAGAAAAATATCAAGAAGAAGTCTTACTGTACGCTCATCAAATTTTTTGAGATTTAGAAGGACTGCAAAGAAGGTAAGAAAAAGAGTCCACCAAAAGAAAGAAGTGCCGCTATCATTGGCTAAAAGCTATATCGGGCGTTATGGAGCTATTAAACATTCAAACACACAACGTTTTCAACAAAAGTATCATGTCTCGGAAGATATAAAGAGATGTAAAGAAATTGTATCCACTCATGAGAGGAGATTAAACAATTATGGAAAAGATGAGATTTACGCTGCCGCAGTTAAGTGCAGCATTCTATCCGCTTGAAAAAGGAATGGATGTAGTTATTTGTACAGATGAGCAGAAGGTTACAGTTGATAGCCCAGAAAATGGCAGTGAGATAATGTACGAGTATAACGGCAATATATTCAGGACGTTTAAGCTGACGCAAGAGGAGATTATTCAGGCTCCAGAGCAATATCTTGATTACGAAGGCGATACAGAGCCAAGCGAAGAAATGACAAGATACGCAACAGAAATGATAGATGCATATACCTTGCAGCTGATCGAGGAAGGAGTACTGGCATGAGAAGTTTGGTAGAGAGTTTAAAAAGACTGTACAAAAGTGGAAAAGTGTCGGCAGAAAAGATTAAAGGAATGAAGATTCTCACAGAAGAAGAAAAAAGATACATCCTCGGAGAATAAAAAATAAAGCAAATATCTAGCACGGAGTATACCGTGCTAGAGAAAGGAAATCGTCATGTATCAGGTATCAGAAGCATTAGATAAAGTTATATCAGGCAGTGGAAGAACGTTCTACGCAAGGCTAAACGGAATATCAGAAGGAATCCAAGAGATAGTGCAAACAAATTTTTCAACTCCTGATAGCTATTTTTATGTGGGTGGAGCTACAGCTTCCAAAATAGAAGTATCTATGTTTACAAAGTCGCAAGATTTTGTAAAAGGTATGGAAGTAAGACTTGAAATCGGAGCAACAGCTGATGGCACTATAGAATGGATACCAATGGGGTATTTTACAATAAAAGAGCAAAAAAAAGACCGAAATCTGCTTACTTTTACAGCATATGATAGGCTAGAGTCAAAGTTAGCTAAAGCGTATAAAAGCAAAATCACAAGCTATCCAGTAGAAAGTAAAGAATTTTTAACTGATATAAGCGAACAGACAGGTGTTGAGTTTGACACAAGCAAATTATCTGATAATCTGATTATAGATAAAATATTGACGGTTAACGACCAGTCGGGAGAAAAAGCATACAAAGAGCCGTTTGACGGTTTTACGATGCAACAGGTGGTTGGATACATCGCACAACTCCATGGTACATTTGCTATATGCGATAGAAACGGAAAAGTAACGTTTAGATGGTATGAAGCGTTAACAACTGACTATCCAGGGAAAATAGGTGATGCAGCAGGTGACTATTTAAAAGACCAGAACCTATCGTTCATTTACAACACAATCGAATTTTTAAAAGAATCACACGCGTATCTGATTAAGACCAATAGATATTTTGATGATCTGCTACAATCAGAAACGATGTGCCAAATCTCAGGCATCAGCTGTGATACAGAAAATGATCATTATGAATCAGGAACAAACATAAACACAAATTTAAGCAATCCAGTAATGACACAGGAATGGCTCGATAAAATCCTTAAAAAAATAAAGGATATGAGCTATTATCCGGTGTCATTTTCATTTATGGGAGATCCAAGGCTTGACGTAGGTGATGTTGTTACAATAATTGATGCCAAAAATAATCTTATAGATGTTCCAGTGATGCAGCACACCATTACATTTGATGGTGGTTTGCTGTCGGAAGTGTCATCTTATGGCTTCGAAGAAAAAGAGGTGAAAAGTCCATCTGAAATAGCGTTGCAACGAGTTAAAGATGACGTTCTTAGCCTTCAAGAAATTACGGCAAAAAAAGCCACATTCAATCAGCTAAACGCTGTAGATGCAAAGATCAACAACTTGCAGGCAAGCTCAATCACGGTAAATGATGCAAATATATTATTTGCCAGACTTGATAAAGCAAATATTCAGCAGGGCTGGATAACAAGTGTAATGATTGGTGATGCGCAAATTACCGATGCAAAAATTAAGAGCATTGATGCTACAAAAATTACAACCGGAACCATAACCGGACTTGATGCGATCTTTAACCGGTCTTTTACTGTTAATAGCCCATATTCTGACACTCAAAGCTTTGTAATTGAAGCAAATCAAAACAACATCATCATTGGAACAAGAGCCAAAGATGTATTATACAGCACGGACGATAACAGCATCATTTTTTCACCTACGGGAGTAACACTACAAGGCGGAAGTGGTACGGTAGAAATAACCGCGAAGCATGATGTAACAATAGGATCAGATGGTGGATCAATTTACTTGAATGCTAATGGAACCACGTATAACGATATTCCAATATACGCTAGAAATGACTTATATACTTTTAAAATCCTTCATGACGGAAACACAACTTTGAAATCAGAATTTAGCAGCGGCGTTGAAATCGGAAGTATCAGTTTGGGAACGTTATCAATGACTTTAAAGGTCCCATTAGCTTCAGCAACACAATCCGGTCTGATTACAGCATCAGAAAAATCTAAGCTAAACACCGACTACTTGCCATTAACAGGAGGCACACTCGAAAGCAGCAACGTAAACGTACTGGGTCTGAATTGCACGTCGGGTATGATGAGTACGTTAAGATTTTACGGTAGTGGAAAGCGACTCGGAAGTGTAGGCTTTAATGCTCAAAATTCAAGCTTATATCGCTGGAATACATCGGGTACTGCGTACAGAATACTTGATGAGAATGATTTGCCTTTGATGACCGATAGTGGATGGGTAAACATAACATTGGGTAGTGGAATCACTGCTGTAAGCTATATTGGAGCACGTGTCAGAAAGATAGGAAGTATGGTCAATGTCGTTATGGGAGTTACAGGAGCCACAGCAGCGTTCCAAACGCTCGGAACCCTGGCGCAAGGCTATAGACCAACAAAAGAAATTAACTTAGCAGCTAGATATTATAATTCTCCAACTGCCGCAATTTCAATTGGAACAGATGGAACAATCAAAGTTCTCCAGACTTCATCTGGCGGAAGCTCGTATAATGCAAGTGGAGCAATTTCATTTTCAATCACATATTTTATTTAAGCTTAAAGGGTGTATCAGTAATGATGCACGCTATTTTTATTGCCTATAATTGTTTAAATAGGAATCCTTTTTCTCACAAACAGATTGCTTTGCTTGCTGTATTGATTCTTCTAAATGTTTCAAATCAGGCTCTATAAAAGCATCTTTTACCTCGCCACGTGCCTGTCGAATTAAAAAATTATCGAGATATGCTTGAGCTGACGTTATACGGTCAGCAAGCGGCAACTTGTTTAATGCCGTAAGCATATCAAGTTGTGCGTGCCAATCAGATCCAGTATCACAAAAGACATTGTAATACAGACGTTTCAGATACGCAGCGTCTTCATGCTTTAAGTATTCCTGCAGAGCAGACAGTGTCTCACTATCTTTTTTAGGGTGATAAATACGTTTATATTTATCTGGATCATAGATAGCCATAAGACATTTTTCCGTATCGACACCACATCTATCAAACCACTCTAGCAACGCCGGGAAGTCTGGCGCACCAAGACCATTCTCCCAATTTTTTATTGTTCCTACACTCTTTCCAAGTGCTTTTGCCAAATCCATTTGTGACAATCCTGCATTTTTGCGCACATAAATTATAACTTTTATAAGTCGTTCAGTATCAGCTACTCGATTTCTCATGTCAAAAACCACCCTTCATATTAGTTCAAAATGTCATTTTTACAATAAATTGTACTTTAGTAAAAACAAAAAGTATAATTTATTGGCTACATCAAACAAAAGGTAAAGTCAAAGTTTTCTGGCACTTGAAAGTTTGGAAAATAGCCAAAAAACTTTGACCGAAAAAAATGTGAACAAAGTCAATACAATTGTAGTCACCAGTGCTATTATCTATACCATAGCAGAAAAGAGAAAGGAGGCTACTAATGATGACAGTTTACAACCGCAAAGTAACAGAGTCAATGGTTAATTTTGCCATTATTCATGGTAAATTACTAGACAATTTTACAACATTAGACTGCTTGGAGAGTGATTTTTGTTCAAACACCATCGAGACAAGCCGCCTGAGCGGAGTAAAGGATGAAATACCAATCGCTGTTGCAAAGGATAGAATCGGAGCTTTAAAGCGTCAGGATGAAGTGACAGTGATTGGAGAATGGCGAAGCAAGAATTATTACACCAGTGACGGCAAAAGACATGTACAGCAGTACTTTTTAGTTCGCGAAATCAAAGTAGAAAGTGGGGAACACCGAAACCAAATTGCATTGACTGGGTATTTATGCAGCAAACCGATATATCGCACAACACCATTAAAAAAGGAGTTATGTGAGCTTATAGTTGCTGTAAATCGTCCATATGGCAAGAGCGATTATTTACATTGTATTGCTTGGAATCAGCTTGCCCGAAAGGCATCAAATTTAAAGGTCGGAGACAAGATTAGGCTGTCTGGAAGAATCCAGAGCAGAACGTATATCAAAAGAGAACATGAAACAGAAATGGTTAAAGTTGCATACGAGATTTCTGTGGATACATTTGCAAAGGAAAGGTGATTATATGTGTGATGTGGTTAGACGTTTTTTAGACAGTATCGTGGAATTAAAAGGTAATGAATATGTAAAAAGAGCGATTACATATATATCTACATTTATTCCGGAAGAAAAACGTAACGAAATGGAATTGCTTGATTTTTTATATCAGTTAACAGATAGAGATGACGTAAAGAAATATCGCTGTGAGCTGATCGCGCAGGCAATGACGAAAGAATAGAAGAAAGAGAGGGCAATGAATGGCAGAAAGCAGAACTGAAAAGGAGATTGAAAAGGAGATTGAAAAGGATGCTGAAGAAGCAACGATGCGGTGTTATAAGAAAAAGATCAGAGAGCTCTTGAGGAGTGAAGAAAGATTGAGCACACTCAGAGTCGTCTATTATATCTTGACAAAATAAAAAGAGGGCATCCAGTAATGGGTGTCCTCTTAATGTTTTACTGGGCTGAAACAATTTTATCATTCTGCTCTAAGATATCAGATGCATCTTTCCATGCATAGTTAATCTGGATTGTGCTTGGAGCGGCAGCATCCTTACCATAATCGCAAGAGTGGATTGATAAGATGCAGGTCTTTGTTTCCCAAATAGTAAAATGACCATCATAGAGATTAAATATAAATGAGCCGCCCTTAGTTGAGAAAGAATCTTCGTCATAATCCTGTGAAGGTTCACCATAAGTAGCTGTTAATTGCTCTTTTAAATCATTTGCCATTGGGCTAACATCATTTGTATTAAATTCGTATGTAACACCGTACAGCATAGCATTTGCCACATTATAGTCAATTACACCGTCTGCCGAAGGGCAAACAAAATACGCATATACAGAAGATGTTGTATATCCAAAGGCTGGCTGCTGATAGTTTGAAGCGAAAGCGCTTGCCATAAAACCAGTCGAATCATAGTCAACACCAGTAATTCCACCATAGATAATATCATCAACTGAATAGACAGGAAGCGTCTGATCTATAGATGCTTGGAGGTTAAGTTCTGGTGTTAAGCTCTGCACACTCGCAAAATTTGTTCCCCACGGAATATCCTTGAACAGGATATCACCGTCTTGGAGTTCAGCCTCGGTTTCTGCCTCAGAACTCTCTTCCTCATCACCCTCAAGCAATTCATTATATAGTTTAAGAAGATCGTTGTAGTCTTTGAGCAATTCATTATACTTTGCTTCATAATCAACAGAAGTTTCTGCTTCTGTCTCTACTTCACTTTCTGCAAATACTGGCACTGCTTGCAATGCCATACAACTACACAGTACAGCTACAAATTTCTTTTTCATGTCCTTTTCTTCCTTTCCTTTTGTGCTTGTGTTGCACTATGTAAATAGTATAAACAGGTTTTCACAAAATAGCAACCAGAAATTCGCCTTGTATACAAAACAAATGGGTATCCGCATTACGGATACCCACTGTCTGGTTAATTAGTTTTGTTTGTCATTGGTGCCTGGCGGAAAGATGATATCTTTTCCTGCAAGAAGAGTATCAAGCACTTGTTCCAATTTCTCCCAGTCTGAATCCTTTATTTGCGCAAGATAAAGGATTAAACGCTTTTTGAAATTTTCGTCGCCTGCTATTGCAAGCGTGCCAAGAAATGATGCAATCTCTTCTGATGGTGTAACGTTCTTAAGCATATCGCCTTCTCCGGTACGGAGCCATTGTTCATTTACGCTAAATCTGTTGCAAATCATGAAAATCGTTCTGTCAGCTGGAGTATTGATACCACGCTCTAGTAGACTAACTGAACCTTTCTTTATTCCAATGGCTTCTCCAAATTTCTCTAAGGTGTAGCCTCGGTTTTTTCGCACCATTGCTATTCTCTCGCCTATTGTAGTTTCCATCTTATCACCTCCTTCCATTATTATTATAGCAAGTTTTGTTTGTTAAGTCAACCAAAAAGTTTACCAAACAATCAAAAAAACTATTGACAAAGTATTCTTAATAAACTATACTGTAAGTGTAACAAACAAACGGACATTGAAAATTAAACAGAAAGGAGCCGAAACATGGAACTCTTGAGAATTAACTACGAGTCAGAGCAGCCTACTGTATCAGCTAGAGAATTGCATGAGGGATTGGAGATCTCTGAACGTTTTCAATCATGGTTTAATCGCCAGTTACAATATGGATTCGAAGAAAATACAGATTATGTAGGGTGTAAAGAATTTAACACCCTAGCAAGACAGGAATTGCAGGACTACAAAATCTCCATTGACATGGCAAAGCAGATTTGCATGATTCAGCGTACCGAAAAGGGCAAGCAGTACCGCCAGTACTTCATTGATCTCGAAAAGGCATGGAACACACCAGAGCAGGTAATGGCAAGAGCCTTAAAGATTGCCAACAACGAGATTGATAAGCTCAAGGCAGATAACAAGGTACTTATTGCAGACACAGAGCGCATGAAGCCTAAAGAAATCTTTGCAGATGCAGTGGAGTCTAGCAGGACCTCAATTCTAATTGGAGACATGGCAAAACTGATTTGCCAGAATGGTCATGAGATCGGGCAAAACAGACTCTTTGAGTGGATACGTCAAAATGACTACCTGATTAAAAGTGGCGGCAGTAAAAACATGCCGACACAGAAGGTGATGGAACAGAAACTCTTTGAAGTTAAGGAACGTACCGTTGTGAATCCAGACGGAAGCGTCAGAATCACAAGAACAACACTTGTAACTGGCAAAGGGCAAATCCATTTTATTAACAAGTTCGTAGTACTTAAAGATTGCATGTACTACGAGGGAATGCATAAGTATTACATATTCCAGTTTGATAGTGCATACACACTACTTGCTGACACAAACAGAGCAATCTTGTACAGAGCAGAAAGCTTTGCAGACATGATTAGTTACATTGAAAGATTGGAAACATGCAGGAAGGAGGTGCAGGCGTGATGACAGATAAAAAGGTAAGAGAAAAGTCTAAGACGACGACGTATCGTTTTTTGACAGAGCAGAAAAAGCGCACTTTGAAGAAGTTGAGCGAAGTGACAAATAGCTGCTCTAGTATCCAGAATAACTATTTGCTCGGCTGGATAGAGAACACAGTCACAACATCGTAAGAAAAAAAGAAATGTTGCAAATATAAATTAAGAGAGGTGATAAAAGATGTTCTGGATGACTAAAAAGATGCCAGATAAGACCGCAGGCTATCTGCTGTGCACAATCAGATGGGGCGAGACTAGACTCACCCACGAGTATTATTGGGGTCCAGACCCAAAGGGCAGATTTAGATGGTGGGTTTCAAGCGAAGCCTGCCAGGCAAATTTGCCAGACGGCGGATTTGAAGATTCTGGCTATGAAATCGTGGCTTGGGCTAGAATGCCTGAGCCATATAGAAAGGAAATGTATGAATCTAAGAGAAATATTGCCGCATTTGAGCGGAGAAATGAGCGAAGACACGGAGCTGCTGAAAGAAACAGCAAAGCAGGGCGACACTGTTGTGCTGAATGTAAAAACGCCAGACGGAACGCCGGCAACGGTAAACGCGGTAATTAAAGCGAAGTACCCACATGCGGTACATATGCAGTATCAAACCGCAAATGGATATACCGTAAACAAAACACTTGCTTGGAAAAAGCTGTTAATGATAATGCTGAATCCAAGCAGCATTGAAGATAATGAAGAAGGAGAGTGATCAGCAATTTTTATTTACCATGGAGAGAGTAAAAAGCAATTGCTTGAAACAGCAACGCGGCTGCTTCCATGTTTAACAGAGGAACAGCTTGCCTACATTATTGGAATGGAGCAGGCAGAGGAATATAAAGAAAAGGAAGGAGCAAAGGAAGATGATAAATCTGTACTTTGATGCAGAGTTTACAGGATTGCATAAAGACACAACCTTAATAAGTATCGGGATTGTATCTGCAAGTGGCGAATCATTTTACGCAGAATTTAATGATTTTGCAGACTATCAGATCACACCTTGGATTAAGGAAAATGTATTGTCAAATACAGTGGTAAAGGGTGAGAACAAAGAGCTTGCAGAGTTGCTAGACAAGGGAAACACTGTATTTGTGGTTGGTAGCAAATATGAGGTACGAGAATCACTTCTTGAATGGCTTAAACATTTTGAGAGTGATATTCAATTTGTGTCAGATGTATCTCATTACGATTTTGTTTTACTGGTTGATCTTCTGGCAAGTTCCGCATTGGAGCTTCCTAATTGCGTATCAGCAAGTTGCCACGACATCAATCAGGATATTGCAAGGGTGCTAAGAATTTCTGAAAAGGAAGCGTTTGATTTATCACGCGAACAACTCCTAACAAAGTTAGGAAAGTCGCTTCCTAAAGGGGCAAAACACAATGCGTTGTATGATGCCAAGATCATTCAGGCGATTTATCGCCAGCTCCAATAAGCCTATGAAGCTAACAGAGGAGCAGCGGCTAGAGCTGATTGGACATATCTGTAGAAGAGTGGATGCAATAGCACCAAGGTCTGGAAGGACGGCAACAGAAATTAAAAGAGCTAGGCAGAAAGCCATGAAAGGGTTGATCCAGAGCTTTTCAGACGAATTTGGTGTGAGAGCAGAACGCTTATGGAAACAAAATGAAACATTGAAATTTAGAGGATGCAGCTTATATGACTTGCACGAGTTCATAGACTGTTACAATCCACCAGAGAAGAAAAGAAAGGAGAAAGCAAATGGTTGTAGTGAACAGCAGAGAAAGTTACCTCGGCGCAGAAATCCGCGAATGGTGCAGCCGTTCAAAAGAGCAGGATGCAGCAGTAGTAAATGCAAAATACTACAGCGGTTTCAGAGAGCCGAATGACGGAGCGTTCTACTTTGTTGAAAAAGACGGGGAAAACATTTCAAAATATAGAGTTGTACGTGATTTAGTCAAGTCACCACGACTATAAGAAAGGAGACAGATGAGTAAAGAACTTGAAGCTGCAAGAGCATTGGTAAAAATGCTTGAAGAAAGAGAGCAGAGTAACAAGGTTAAACTGGAAAGCTTAAAAGCCGGAAAAACATTTTGCATTGGAGAGAATGATTATATTGTCCTCGAACAGTACGAAAGAAAAACCAAGGTTATCTCAAAGAATTTTATAGCAGAAGGCAGAAAATTTGCAGATGATACAGTGGATTACAAAATATCTGGACTTAGAAAATACATCGAAGCTGAAATTCAGCCAACTATTGAAAATGAAGTCGGAGCAGAGAATCTTGTGGAACACAGAGTTAGCCTTGAGACAGTAGATGGTAAGGATAATTACGGGGAGCTGACTTGCAAAGTTCGCCTGCTCACTTTTGACGAGGTCAGAAAGTATAACAACTTGATTGTTAATAATGATTTGGATGAATGGTGGTGGACTTGTACAGCATGGACTAGTCCAAACCGTGAATACAATCGTTCAATGGCCGTTGTTCTTCCGTCCGGCGTCATCAACTACGGCCTTTGCAGCAGCTGCGTCGGTGTTCGCCCAGTTTTTATCTTAAAATCTAACATCTTTGTATCGAAGGGAAAATAAATGGCTGAATTGACATTAGAAGAACTGCAACAACAGTTCAATGATCTAAAGAAAAGAGTAAACATTTTAGAAGGTAATTCAAAAAGAAAAATTGGCGTTGAGCCTAAAGCAGGCAATCAGTTCGAGCTTGCAGGGCTAAAATGGAAAATCCTTGATGTTCTTGATTCGGGTTGCATGTGCCTTGCAGAAAAATCAGAGTTGACGAGATTTGATCCAGACATAAATGACTGGAGAATCAGTGAACTACGTCAGCATCTGAATAGTGATCTCCTTGAAAAAATAGAAAATGAAATTGGAGAGGAGAATGTTATTAAATTTGAGAGGGATTTGCTGTCTGTTGATGGACAGAATCAATACAGAGCATGTAAAGACAAGGTTTCGCTGCTTACTCTTGACGAATACAGAAAATATAGAAGTCTGATTCCAAATGAAGAGTATTATTGGTGGTTACTTACTCCGTGGAGTACAGGATGCAATGGATATTCTTTAGGGGTGACCGTTGTTCTTCCGTCCGGCTACTTCAGCTGCTACAATTGCTACCGCTGCTACGGTGTTCGCCCGGTTTGTATCTTTTCTCCTTCAATCTTTGAATCTAAGGAGAAGTAATTAAGTGGCAGAAGAACTCAGGGTTATTCTTAAAGCAAAAGAGCTGGCAAAGCATACTTTAATAATAACTTCTAATTGTAACCGTTATCCGAAAAAATATAGGTTCTCACTCGTAGATAAAATGCAAAATAAAGCACTTGAAATTTATGAGCATTTATACGAAGCGAACCGAACAGATTTGAGACTTTATCCTAAAGAGCGATCAGAACTCCAGACAAAAGCAATAACAAAATGTGATGAGTTATTGTTCTATATTGAATTGTCAATGGAATTGAACATCATCAACAATAAAAGTACAGAATATTGGTCAAAGATGGTTTCAGATATAAAGCATATGGCAATTGCCTGGAGGACTAAAGACAAAGAAAGATAATAATATTAGGTTATTTGCTGTTAAGACCGTTGTTCTTCCGTCCGGCAACATCAACAACAACAATTGCAACAACAGCAACGGTGTTCGCCCATTCTGTGTCAAACAGGCCGTCAGAGTAGGCATTAAGCCGAAATCAGCAAAAGATACAAAAAAGCAAATGACCTTTCCGAAGAGGATAAATACAAAGGAATTTTTACTATGGATAAAGATCTTATATGCGATTTTCAAAATTTATACAAAGCATACCGAAAAACGAAATCTGGTAAGAAATTTAATGGAAGTTGTGCGAGATTTCAAACAATGAGTCTTGAAGGACTTCACATATTGAAAGAACAGCTTGAGAATCAGACGTACAGTATGAACCCGTATAACAAATTCAAAATATATGAGCCAAAGGAGCGAGAAATCAAGTCCTGTGCTTTTAAGGACAAAGTGGTTCAGAATTGTCTGTGTTATACCGTTCTTAGACCAAGGTTGCAGTCTCAATTTATTCGTACCAATTATGCAGGTCAAATAGATAAAGGTACTCATTTTGGAATGGATTGTCTGAAAGAGCAGATGTTAAGCTTTTACGAAGAACACGGAACAAATGGATGGATTTTAAAGTGCGATATACGAAAATTCTTTTACACCATAGAGCATAATCCAGTGAAGGATATAGTAGATTATTATTTCTACGATGAATATACAGTATGGTTAAATCATTTGTTCATTGATAGCGTTGAAAGCCCAGGTCTTCCACTCGGAAATCCTGTTGCACTAATGTATGCGCTTCTTATGCTTGATGGACTTGACCATTTTGTAACTGGTGAGCTTGGAATAGATAAATATGGGCGCTATTCAGATGACTTTTATTTGATATGTTCAAGCAGAAGTTACGCAAAGTGGTGCAAAGAAGCCATAGAAGTTTTTGTTAGCACCCTCGACCTATCGCTAAATGGGAAGACACAAATAGTTCCATTTCGTAAGGGAATTTCGTTTTTGGGATTCCATCATTATGTAACAGAAGGCGGAAAGTACATCAGGAAAATAAAAGGCGAAAATAAGCGTAAAATCAAAAAGAAATTGAGTAATTGGGTAAAAGCTGTGAAGGCAGGGAAGATGACGTTAACAGAGTTTTATACAAAATATAACGCATGGAAAAATCATGCACTTCACGGGAATTGCAAGAAATTATGCCATTCTATGGACCTTTATGTAGAAGAATTGTTGAAAGGAGTGAACCAATGAATTATGTAAAAGCCCGATATGAGGGCAGTAAAAGAAGCTATTGTTTTGCAGCAGAGGAAGATTTAAAGCCAGGAGACGAAGCAGTAACTCCAAACGGCACAAAAGTTACAGTAGTAGACGAGCCAGTAGACCTTTCGTGGATAGAAGCCTACGGAAGAAGCAATATTAAGGTGATCAAAAGAGCACCAGAGATCAATGAAGCAGAGTGCAAGAACTGCACATCGTGCTGCAACAATAAGGCAAAAACAAAATAAGGAGGATAATATGAGCACTAGATTTACAATTAAGGCCGGATTAGCTTTTAATACCGTTCTTGTTGAGGACGAAAAGACAGGTGAGATGGGTGTGGGAGTTTATAAAAATAGTGTTGACGATATCAGTTTTTTGTCAGCATTAAGTAAAGCGTCAGATGAGCTACTGAAAAAATTGGAAAAAAGAAAACAAGATGAAGATCTGGAAACTGTGCACGAGCAGGGAAAGGAACCAGAAGAGAAAAAGGAAGAGCAGCCGACATACTACAGTGGAGCTGTTGAGGTTGCAAAAGGTGATAACGTGCTTTTCCCGACAGGGTTAAAGTTTAAAGTGATACAAGGCAAAATAGAATATATTACAGGCAATTTAATGAATGACATTTCTGCATACCTTATATTTTGCAATAACACATTCAAATCATTTGATGATTTGAGCAAGTTTTTTGACAAGATGCACATTGAGATTAAGGAGGGCAAGGAATAATGGCAGATACAGCAATTGTAGAGAGTGGAAAGCAGGCTGTGCAGCAGTCAACAAAGAGAGTAACCGATTATAGTCTTGGAATTTTTGGAACAAGTGACAATTTTATTATGGCTATGCAGATGGCAAAGGCACTGGCTGAATCTACAATTGTTCCGGCTATATATCAGAAGAATCCATCAAACTGTTTAATCGCCATTGAAATGGCGCAACGAATGGGCGCGAGTGCAATGATGGTTATGCAGAATTTATATCCTATTCAGGGTAGACCGTCTTGGAGTTCACAGTTTCTTATTGCAAGAATTAACAACAGCCACAAATTCGACATGGAGCTACAGTACGAGGAAACAAAAGACAAAGACGGAAAGCCTTTTTCTTGTACCGCTTGGACTACCAAAGACGGCAGACGAGTTGATGGTATGACAGTTGACATGCAAATGGCAAAGGATGAAGGATGGATTGCAAAGAACGGTAGTAAGTGGAAAACAATGCCACAGCTCATGCTTAGATATCGTGCTGCTTCATTTTTTTCAAGACTTAATTGTCCAGAAGTTGCAATGGGACTTTATACAAAAGAGGAAGCAGAGGATAATGATTTTGAAGAAAACACAAGTGAAAGTTTGCAGGAACAGATGGAGAAAGATATTTCAGAAAATGCAAATTCACAGGTATTTGAAGAACCAAATGAGCAGAATAAGGAAGCAAACAAAGATGCTTTGCCACCTTTTATGTCTGCCTGATCAGGAGGGAATAAAATTTATTGGAAGAATGGAAATGGATCAAAGGATATGAAGGGCTATACAAAATTTCAAGTTTGGGACGCGTAAAGAGCTTTCATAAGAAAAACGATGGAGAAATTTTAAGCATAAAAAATAGTCAAGGATGGTATTTGGATTTTAGAGCAGTAGGTAAAAAAGGCGAAAAACATAAAACTTTAAGAATCCACAATGAGGTAGCAAGAGCATTTATCGGAGAAATTCCAAAAGGATATGTGGTTCATCATATTGATGGAAATAAGCAAAATAACGATGCTAAAAATTTGCAAATATTGCATCCTATGCAACACCGAGAAAAGCATCCATCTAATTATATCGGAATGAACTTGAAAAATATGTATGGCCAGAGGCACATCAGGCAATATACAATGGATGGATTTTTTATAGCAGAATATGCGAATGCTCAAATTGCTGAACATATAACAGGAGTTTGCGGCAGAAATATATTGCAAGTAGCCGACAAGACACCATTTAACAATAAAAATGCTACTCGAAAGCAAGCAGGAGGATATATATGGAAATATGCAGATGGAGGAGGTGATAAGAGATGTTTTTGAGAACTATTGGAACCGGAAGTACAGGAAATTCGTATGCGCTAACTAGTAACAGTGGGGAGATTCTTCTGCTTGATTTAGGAATTTCGGAGAAGAAAATTAAAGAAAGCATTGACTGGAAGATATCAAATGTTGTAGGTGCGATTGTTACTCATAAACATCTCTGACTGGATCACTCAAAATCAGTTAGAGACTTTGAAGAAATGGGAATCCCAGTCTACAAGCCCTACGAAGATAACTCCTATATCGGTGGCTATGGTGAATTTAGAATTGTATCAGTTCCAATGAATGATGTGCACGGACACTTCAAACATACCGATGCAGACGGTACAGAGTGTCCGTGCTATGGATTCATCATCGAACATCCAGAGATGGGAAGAATGCTTTATATCACCGACACAGAGTTCGTAAGGTGGCGATTTAAGGATATTAACCATATCCTGGTGTCTTGCAATTACCAAAAGAAGTACATTTCAGAGGATGTTACCGGAAAAAGATTACATGTTATCAAGGGGCATATGGAGCTAGAAACGTGTGCAGGCTTCATAGAAGCTAACACAACAAACGCACTCCAGAACGTCATTATTTGCCATTTAAGCGCAAATAATGCAGCGCCGGAAGAAATGGTTACAAGAATAAAAAAAGTCGCAGGAATGGCAAATGTGGACGTTGCAGAAGCAGGTAAGACCTGGCAATTGTTTAATTGCGAAACATGTCCGTTCCTGTAAGAAAGGAAAGCAAATGAGCAATAAAGAAGTCTTGAAGATATTAAAGAAGAAACTTGATACTTGCACCAGAGCAACTGAGCAAGCCTTGAAGAAAAAGGACTACAAGGCAGTTGAAAAATCAATGAGAACCGCGTTTGTATTCATGAAGGCGCATAGCGCTCTTAAAAAGCAGATTCCACAAAAACTGGTTATTCTAGCAGACAAGAACGCATGTAGCTGCTCTGTATGTGGAAACATCATAAATGATTGCCTTGCTTCCTATTGTTCAAAATGTGGACAGAAGATTGATTGGGAGGATTGTTAAATGTCTATTGCAAAAAGTGATGAAATCAAAAACCTTTTGGTTAGCAATAGTGAATTGATGGTTGCGGTAGCATATCCACATACCTATTGTCGTGTAGTACCCCTACAAACGGCATGTGAAATAGTCAACAACATTCTCGAAAACAGAGACATGCATAAAGCAATTGCAGAAGAACCAGTCATCTGTGCATCAAACGAAAATGTATACGAATGGTATTGCCCGACATGTGGCACACGGTATGAATCAGAAGCAGGAGTTTGCGTACACTGTCCATACTGCGGACAGAAGATAGATTGGAGCAATTATGATTCTGAATGAAATTTTAAGGCTTATGAAATGCTTTCCTGGCAGCAGTATCAACAGCGATGGATACTTGCTCTTAAACAAGCAGCGTTCTGGTTTTTCCATAGCTGACATTGAGAGTGAGGAAGATCTTAAATGTAAATTGCTTGAATATGTGTCAAGGGATGCTTGTAAAACAATGGTTTATCAGCAACATGTAAGGAACGTAAGATTCTGGAATAGAACTCGAAAGAATATAAACCAGTATCTGCGGACAAATTTTTCTGATGATGACATGCTTGATATATACCAGTACTTAGGCAACGGTATCAGGCACAAGCTCACTAAAGAGTTTGTAGAAGGTGGATATGATCTAAATTATTTGATAAAGGAGGTACAAGATGAATGAGATTGAGATCGGAACTCCTATCTATCACGTAAAGGAATACCGATTAACCAACTACGAGTTAAAACAAAAGGGATTTGAAGGGTTCGACAACTACGGGCTTGAAGTTGTTGAATCGGTTGTCATAGCCGTGACGGACGCACATTTTGATGCGATAACTGAAAAACGTGATATTGGAAGCAATGCGAATAATATGCATCGCTGGGCAAAATCGGAGCTTGGAAGGGCAGTATTTCTGAGCAAAGAAGAAGCTGCGGAAGAAGCTGATAACCGTGCGCATAATATCCAGTTAGGATATCACTGTTCAAAATTTAGCCAGCGCCCAATGTATAAGAATTGGCTACACTGGCAAGATGCAGCTAAGGCAAAGACACCCAAAAAGCAAACAGGTCACAGATCAAACTTTGTCGCGAAAAAAACTACACTTCCAGAGGAGCTTTACATTGCCTGGAGGGACGGAAAGTTAACCGGACCAGAAGGTGCAAAGAAGATAGGTGTTTGCGTTACAACTTTTGAAAGATATGCAAGAGAAGAGCTTGCGAAGAGAGGTGATAGGCATGCCGTCAAGACTGGCAATAAAGTACCACCAAAGCCTTTGCCACCAATGTTTGATGATTGCTTTGAACAATGGAAGCTTGGATTACTCTCAGACGAAAAGGCAGCTAGACAATGTGGGATGTCGCATACAACATTCCGCAAGTATGCAAACATCCGTTTAAAAGAGATTGGAGAGCAGAGGAAGGGAATCCAGAGAGGAGTGATTCTTCCGCCAAACTTCACAGACGTATATCTGGAATGGGAGCAAGGGGACATTGGATGCAGCGAAGCCGCAAAGAAATGTGGTCTTGAATACTACACATTTAGATACTATGCAGAGAAAAGATACAATGAAAGGATGGACGCAGGAGTATTCCAATATTAAAAGAAAGAAGGGTTTAATGAAAATTTATAAAGACAAGTACGCGAGTCGTCCTTACTATTTTGTAAGAATTGGTTCAAAACCCAAATCATGCAAAAACGAGTCACCTACAAGCACCGGGTATATTATACAGCTTTGGCGTGGAAAATGGGTATGCGACAAGAGCGAAGTTTACGATGCTTCAATTAAGAACGACTTTATTTGTGTTGTAGACAACAAAGAGTCTGCAAATGATTTTATTGATAATGCAATTATCAATGCGGTATTGAATTTGATCCCCAGAGCAAAAAGAGAGAAGGATGAGGGCTTAAAAGCAGCTCAGCGTTGCATTTTGACGTGGCTTAGTTGCCACCCAGACAAGCTACCACAATTAAAAAGCATTATCATGCCAGAAGATTTTCCTACTTCTCTGTATCAAGAGGTTGCTAGCATTATAATGATTCAGCGCAGAAAACCCGGCCGTTCGCGAGAACGTCCGCGGGATGAATGCGCCGATTACAAACAACGCAACCATCATTCCAACAGGGTTTTCTTCTGGAATTGTTGGTAATAGTACCTCTCTCGTTTTAAAATAAAACAATTCAAAAAATCACACATTGCTTGATTTTACTTATATTTTATCGTATAATATAAGTGTAGTCAACTACATTCTCACGTTTTTGAAAAGGAGGGCCTTTTATGCATACCATATCAATATTTGTGGATCAGAACAGGATGCCAAAGCTGGCATCTTATTTCGAGTGCCAGACTCACCTTGCAAAAAACTTGAGAAATTCAGCAAACTTTATTCTTCGCAACCTGCGTACCGGACTGAAAAAAGATCCGGTTGACCGCACTTCCAATGAAAATGAGGTCATAGAGACTGTACGTATCGGCATTGAGATGGCAAATGAAAAGCTTCAGAAAGATGTTGACCGACTCACGAAGCAGCTGCAGAGTCTGCCTGTAAGCGACCCGGCCCGCACAAAGATCCAAAAGCGAATAGAAAACAAACAGAAAAACCATCCAGTCATGCCAACGTCCGATCACTGGATGCTCACATATGAGACATTGGATGCGGTGATGAAGAATACAAAGAATCCTGATTACTATGCGATGCCGTCACAGGTAAACCAGCAGGTGCTTCGAAAAGTCCTCAAAGACTGGAAATCACACTTTGAACTGTTGGCATCGTATCGTCAAAATCCCGGAAAATTTAAGGCACAGCCAAAGCAGCCGGGATATATCAGGACACCTTACACGACCGTTACCTTTACCAATCAGGTTGCAAAGCGGTCTGATATCAAAGGAAAAATGCACATCACATTTCCACGCTGCCTGGTGCCGCTTTGTGTTGGAAAGCCGGAAGGTTCTTATGTCAGAACGGAAGTCAAGCCCTGCTATGGCGGATATATGGTATATGTGACATTTCAGGATGCCGTCAAAATACCGGAAGCACCGACAAATCCCACAAGGATTCTCGGACTTGATCCAGGGCTTGACAACTTTCTGACCGCGCTGACAAACTTCTCGGCAACTCCGTTCATCATTGACGGACACTGGTTAAAATCCATCAATCAGAACTTTAACCGCAGACGTGCAGCTTTGATGTCAGAACTGACAAAAGGGATGGATTCCACGAACTCCGTGAAAAACTCTGCCAGACTGAACCGTATATCAAAGAAAAGAGCCTGCCGGATCGACGACTTTTTCTATAAGGCAGCTCACTATATCGTGGATTTCTGCCTGAAAAACAAAGTAGAGGTCATCGTCTGCGGACACAACAAAGACCAAAAGCAGAAAATCAACCTTGGTGCCAACAACAATCAGCACTTTGTCAGTATTCCATACACAAGATTTTTCTGGATACTGACCTGTGTTGCAGCAAAGGCGGGTATCCCGGTCATTGAAACAGAGGAATCGTATACTTCTAAGGCAAGTCTGATCGACAAAGATCCGATTCCTGTCTACAAAGAAGGGGATCGTCTGGAATATCATTTTTCAGGGAAACGAATCTCCCGTGGACAGTACGAATCAAAGGAAGGTACGATTCTGAATGCGGATGTCAACGGCGCAGGAAATATCATTCGCAAGGTGTATCCAAATGCATTTGATGGAGTTACCGACTTCTCCTACACGAACAAAACAGTTATTCGAGTTACCAGAGAAGCACTCTGCCATGCGAAACACAAGAAAAAACACGCCAGACCACAAAGAAAACGTGGTATGAACCGATGGCTGCATCATCGCAGGCAGGAACAGAAACTTGTATATTTCGCACTGTTCAAAGTAAGCAGTGCGAAAGACAAGACCAAATATATCGAAGAATTAAAACAAACAGCCGCAAAAAAGACGGCTTAAAGGTAAGCTCGTAACAGAGTGTAGAGGGCTTGTGATGGCCCTTTGAGGCGTTCTACCATGTCTCAAGAAGCCCCGCCCGTTCGCAAGAACGCGCGTGGGAGTATCAGTTCGCTCGGCGCGAGCGTTAATCTTAAAGGTGAAAGTCCTAAGTGCGCCTGTTAGCGGGAAGCACATAGCCAACAAGACAAGGGTGTCCGTCGTAAGGTGGAATCTGAAGGAAGTCTGCGGCAAACCATCGGTTCGACGGACAGAAATCATGTATAAGGCTTACAGCCTGGATAAGACTGCTGATCAAGTTAAAGTCCAAATGCTAACCAAAGGCTGTTAGTAGACATGGCGAATAGATGATAGGAAAGATAACGAGTCTTAACCGAGGAGATCCTGTAAGTGGTTTCATTAGCCATAGTAACAACGAATTACAGGAAGTCAGCAGCGGTCATAGTAGCTGAGAAGGTGAGGAAACTCACTGGAGCGAAGGACCAAACAGTTAATCAGTTGGAGTAAATCCCAATTGAGAGTCCTGATAATACACTAGCCGAAAGGGGTACATAGGTACTGAGTGTTCAGAACTCACGAAAAGGAAAGGAAACAACGCATGAAACAAAGTACGCTTATAGAAAACATCCTATCGAAAGACAACCTAAATAACGCTTATTTACAAGTAGTAAGGAATAAGGGGGCAGCTGGAGTAGACGGGATGGAATATAAAGCCCTGCTCTCTCATTTGAGGAAAAACGGGGAGCAAATCAAAGAAAGTATAAGAAATCAAACCTATAAGCCGATGCCAGTAAAACGGGTAGAAATACCAAAAGAAGATGGAAGTAAGCGTAAACTGGGTATCCCGACCGTAACAGATCGTACAATACAACAAGCAGTAGCGCAAGTACTAACGCCTATTTATGAGGAAAAGTTCCATGATAACAGTTATGGATTTCGCCCTCAGAAAAGCGCGCAACAAGCGGTACTGAAAGCAGTAGAATACATGAACGAGGGATATAACTGGATTGTTGATATTGACCTAGAGAAATTCTTCGATACAGTAAACCATGATAAACTTATATCTATCTTGAATAAAGAAATCAAAGACGGAAAGATATTGTCATTGATTCGAAAGTTTCTGGTAAGCGGAGTAATGGTTGGAACACAAGTAGAGGAAACAGAGATGGGAACTCCACAAGGGGGAAACCTCTCTCCTTTACTTGCAAACATTATACTAAATGAGCTTGATTGGGAACTCGAACGGCGAGGACTTCGGTTTGTAAGATATGCGGATGATTGCATTATCTTAGTTAAAAGCCGGAAAGCGGCAAAAAGAGTAATGGAATCAGTTACGAGATATATTGAAACAAAACTGTTACTGAAAGTAAATCGCCAAAAGAGTAAAATCGGAAGACCCAAAGAAATAAAATATTTAGGTTTTACCTTTTACAAGTACAAGGAATACAAACCAAAAGCTCATAAGAAGTCAGTGGACAAGATAGTAAGAAAATTGAAAATGCTTACAACTCGGAAATGGGGAGTAAGTAATGTGTACAAGGCAAAGAAGGTGTCTGAGCTGATAAGAGGATGGGTCAACTACTTCAAAATAGGGAATATTCGAAGGGTAACCTGGAGGCTAGACGCAATCACCCGATATAGATTTCGAATGTGTATATGGAAACATTGGAAAACACCAAGAAACCGACTTAGAAATCTAATAAAACTAGGAATAAGCAAAGGCAATGCGGCAAGAGCGGCATGGACACACGGGTATGCCAGAGTTTGTCGAAATGAATCCATTTGCTACGCAATGTCAAATGCGCGACTTTCAAAATTTGGTCTGTTATCCGCTGAAGAGTACTTTATGAAATGTCAAGTTAACTGAACCGCCGTGTACCGAACGGTATGCACGGTGGTGTGAGAGGTCGGCGGCAAAAGCCGCCTCCTACTCGATCGTATCTCCAGATTGAGCAAGGTAAGATGAATCTAATCGAGCTAGTCAAAAATTTTACCGAAGATAAAACCCAGTATCAGGAAGTGGCTAAAATCTTTAACAGTGAACTTGTTCAGGAGACATCAGGATCAGAAAATACAAGAGGAATACGTGAATGTGTGATTCGCGTAAAGCGTCACAGCCTGCAAAAAGAAGCTGACACAACAGACGACATTAAACGTCTACAAGAAGTGATGGAACAGTTAAAAAGGTTGGATCACTTAAATATATCTTTTTAGGAGAATAAAACATGAAGAAAAATCAGCAAGTCTTACTGGCTGAAAAGCTAATTGCACCTACGCTTGGTTTTCAACTTGACATGACAGAAAAAGAGAAAGAAGATTTTCTCAAAGCTATGCGAACAATGTTTAAATTGAAGATCAAGCAGGAAATAAGACCAGAGGAAGAGCTTATGTATACTCTTACAAGGCAGAGGGAACTAGGAATGAGAAAGAAAAGAATAAAACTTTAAAGAAAGAGGCTTAGTATGAACAAAGTAATTTTAATTGGAAGATTAACCAAAGACCCAGAAGTGCGTTACACACAGGGTCAGAACTCAATGGCGGTTGCCAGATATACGCTGGCAATAGACAGAAACCGTAAGCAGGACAATGGCCAGAATGCAGACTTCATCAACTGTATTAGCTTTAAAAAAAATGCAGAGTTTGCTGAGAAATTTCTGCACAAAGGAACAAAGATTGCTGTTACTGGACGCATCCAGACAGGTAGCTACACAAATAAGGATGGACAGAAGGTGTACACAACGGATGTAGTTGTGGATGAGCAGGAGTTTGTGGAAAGCAAGAAGAATACGCAGCCAGCTCCAGAACCGGCACCTGCAGGTGGATATGAAGGGTTTATGAATATTCCAGATGATGTAGAAGATGAAGAACTACCGTTTAACTAAAAAAGAAGGGAGAGGTTTGAGATGATTATTGTAAGACAGGATAGAAACGCCTTTTACAACTGGGACAATGTAATTGACATTTACATTAACGGACTTTCAAGAACAGAAATATTATTAAAACACGTTAAAGGCTCAAACGAGTCGACTGATTACCCAATTGGCAAATATAAGAACGCAGAAAATGCCAAGGCTGCATTCGAGAAACTTATAGAGAACATTTCAAAAGAGATTCCACTTGTTGTTGTGCGAACCGATGAAGAAATTGAGAAAAGTCAGAATGTAGCGTAGGAGGGCATGGATAGTGGAAAAGAAGCATGAAATGTGGGAATTAAATCAATTGCAGTCCCTTCCCTTAAACGCAAAAATTCAGAAAACAAAAGACAACATCCAAAACTGGGTAAATGCCTTTGGAAAGGAAGCAGTGTATGTATCTTTTAGTGGTGGAAAAGATAGTACGGTATTGCTTGATATCGCAAGAGAGATTTATCCACAAATCCCTGCAATTTTCATTGATACAGGCTTGGAATTTCCACAGATCAGAAATTTTGTAAAGATGTTTGATAATGTGGAGATTTTGAAACCTCAAATGAACTTTGAACAGGTCATCAGAAAATACGGATATCCATTTATTAGCAAAGAGGTTTCTGAGTGTGTATATGGTGCAAAGAAGTACTTGACAAGCATAATTGAGTCAGGAATCCTTGACCAGACAGACAGACAGACAGACAGACAGACAGACAGCTTATCGAACGATTTCATCTTGAAGCAGTCTACGCAAAACAACATCATTTGTATCAATACGAAGTTTCCCACCTATTTGGAACAATGCAACAGTGCAGCGCTTTCAAAAATGAGTCCAGGAGGATACGACAACAAATGGCGGAAGATAAACGGATTGGGAGAATACTTAAACAAGAAAATGCTGAACAGAGAGGGAGGCGCGAACCAAAGACTTGCAATTCTGACGGGTATGTTAACAAAAGACAAGAACCACCCGGTAGCGGAGAATGTCCCTAGAAAAGATAGAAGTATATTTTCCATGGAGCATTATCAATTCTTGCTAGACGCGCCATTTTATATATCTAACAAGTGCTGTGATGTAATGAAAAAATATCCTGCACATATGTATAACAGAACAAAGAAGCGAGTACCAATCACTGGACAAATGGCATGTGAAAGCAGGTTAAGAACACAAAAGTGGTTACAAAACGGATGCAATGCTTTTGATGCAAAGAATCCAATCAGCAATCCAATGGCTTTTTGGACAGAACAAGACGTTCTACTATACATTTACCTGTATGGAAAAGACATGGTTAATAGAAGAATATCACACATAGAAATTGAGAACGGGTGCGATATTGAAGAAGTCATTAACCCCATTACAAATACAAATTATGAAAGAGAAGATTTTACACCAATTTGTAGCGTATATGGAAATGTTGTAAAAGATTTTCACAAAGAAGGACAAGTCGAACAACAAATAAGTCTTTCTGATTATGGAATTTTTGATAATGAGCGTCCTCTTTTGAAAACAACTGGCTGTTCAAGAACTGGTTGCACATTTTGTGGATTTGGTTGTCATATAAAAAAAGATGACCGCTTTATGCTTCTGAGAAATACAAACCCTAAAGTATATGACTATGTAATGAGAGGAGGAACATTCAATAAAGCTGGTTGTTGGGAGCCAAAACAAGGCTTAGGGTATTGGTTTGTTATAGAGTGGTTGAAGGTACACGGAAACCTTAATATTATTGCTCCTGAAATAGAAAACTACGTGGAAAGATACTCTACGAAAGATACAAAAAAATATTTGAGAGGAGAAAATATTTGAAGAAATATTTAAAAGAAATAAAAGAAGAAGCTACACTTTGCCAAAAGTACATAGATGAGTGCGATATATTCGCATCCAAAAGTGAACATGAAAAGCTTGCCTTGAAAATTGCTTCTAGCTGTGAACAGACTTTATCGGCACTTGCGGATGAAATCAAGAAAGGCGGATGGATTTCCGTTGAGGAAGCAATGCCAGAGGAACACGACAGTATATTTGCAAAGTTCAAAGGGACTGACAAGTGGTGCAATTCGTTTTGGGAAAAAAATTCGAACACCGTTTTAGTAGTACTAGTCAATAATCATGATGAAGATAATTTTGTAGTTGGAACAGGTAAAACCATTAACGGTGAGTGGACGACAGTACCAATGCTACTTAAAGACAGAATGCATGTTGCTTACTGGATGCCGTTTCCAAAATTTGAACCGAAGGAGGTTAAGTGTGAACAAGAATGACTTATCTAATGTGATTACGGATTCATTCAAGTCAAATGCCATTTTTCAATATGAAAATACTTGTGGAAAAACAGCTAAGATTCCTGCGACAGAAACAGATTTGAAAGCTTTGGCTACTTTAATGTCATCATTGCTAGATCAAGTGGCGCAGGATGACCCAGATATTTATAACAAATTAAGCGAAAATCCTAGTATTGATATAACTATCAAAGGCGAGGATTTATTAAAAGTTTTTGGTGGATTAACGGAGGTATAAAAATGTCAATGGTATCAAGCTACGCATTAAAGGATAAGAAGTGCATTTCGGTAAATATTTATAGCACTGACGCAGCTGTAATTCTTCGTGACTTCCTTATCAGGGTGGCTAGCAACAGGTTGGAAAAAAGAAAATTCAGCGAAGCAGAAGTGGCACTCCACGATGCAAACGAGCTTACAGCAGCCATGGAAGAAACCTTCGAGGAAGAATCCAATGGATAAAGAAGGATGGTGCAGACCTAAAGTATGGTGCATGTATATATTTGACGATCAGTGTTGGATAAGCTGCTTGCCACAGCAAAAGTGGCAGTTTAAACGTAAGGAAGGAGGCGAAGTTACCATTTTTAGCGAAAAGCGGCATATTAACTTTAAAGTAACAGAAGAAGAATTTAAAGCACATTGGTTAGAAATTGAGGTGAAAGGGAAATATGATAAATTTACCGCAGAATGATTATCTCAATGCTGAAAAGAATGGAGTCACATATTCCTGTTGCACGCTTCGTCAGAAGGTGCGCCACACAATCGGGCTTGACGATGCTACATGGAGAACACTTTATAAACGTAATGGAAAGACGTATTTCAAGCCCACCAGAAACTACTTCAACGGTAAGGATGAAGAGCTTGAAGAGCTTGTTAATGCAGGTTACATGGAAAGCAGAAGATGTGGAACAACAAAAGAAGGCACCACATACTACTTCACAAACGAGGGGCTTGATTGGCTAGAAGAGCAGTTGCATATCACAATCAGGAGGCAAAAATGATGGAAATATATAAAAATCTATTTATAGATCACCACTGCTTTTTTGTAAAACTTGGACGCAGACCCAAGCCATGCAAAAGTGAGCCGAGTGCAAGTATTGGATTTATTGTAGAACAGCAAGATGGCAAATGGACATGTGGAGTAGGCAGTTATTACGATGATACGATCAAGCACGATATGGTTCTGATTGCAAAGAGCGAGGAAATTATTGAACAGACTATCATTAGTGCCGTACTCAATGCGTATAGAGAAAGTTCTGGATATGACCTGGGTTCAGAAAGTAAGGAAGGTGCAGCCAAATGAATAAAAGGCAGAGAAAGAAGCAGTTCAAAAAGATTCACGGCATGAATCCGAGGGATTATTTCATGAAAAGTGAAAATGTTCCGAATGCAGTTACAGCTTTCGTTAATTCGAGTAAAATGATCAGATTGTTATGCAAAACAGATGGCAAAACTTGGGAAATTTGTAGAGTATGGTGGGGACAGTCAAATGAATAAAAGGCAGAAAAAGAAGCGGTTTAAGAAACTTTATGGTATGAATCCGAAGCAGTATCAGCAGGCTATGCAACTGACATCGCTTGAAGAACCATTGAAAAAAATTATGGATTCGGAAACAACTACATTTACAGATTTTGGGAGTTGCTTTGAAAGAATTAAAGATGGACTGCAAAAATCAGTTTCTGCTTTGAGAAAATTGAGCTGCGAATCGTTAGATTTTTGGGTAGAGCAAATTGAAAAGGAGCTGAAAAAACGAAGATAAAAATGAAGTTTGAACGAACTAAAAGCATGACCTACTATTATTGCCCGATTTGTATGCTGAACTCCACAAATAAAGCAGAAATAGAAAAACATTTCCGTGAAGGACATCAAGTAAAAGTAAAAAAATACATACATTGCAATATTTGCGGAGAAGGTTGGGATGTACAGGCATTTGGAGAAGGGGGCGCCAGAAAGCGAGCAGAGCAATGCTGCCAAAGCCATATTGATAATGGGAAAGCAGATCGGGAAGCCAGCATAAGCTATTTTTATTCACATGGTCGGTTTGGCTATGTAAAAAGTGTGAAAGGAGGGGAGAGGAAAAATGATTTTTGTATTTGAAAAAGATAAAAGAGAAATTCATTGCTATAGTGAAGTCGATTGTCTATATCTAATTGGAAATAAAGTGCACATTTGTAATGTGGTTGAAGAATACAGTTCGGAAGAAATGGCAAACAAAGCATTTCGCACCATTCGTTTTCGAATTGGTTGGGGATATGAAATTGCCCGTAGTGAAGGATCAGTTGCAGTTCACATGCCTACAGAATACGAGCTGAATAACGAGAAAAAACAGTTTGAAAATCCGCTGTATACAATTGCAGTATACCGCATTCCACGTGATGAGGAATCTTTTCGAAAATATCTAAAAAACCTCTTTGATGATATCTTAACAGAAGTAGATTACATTATACAGGGTGATACCGTAGAGGATTTAGAAAAAGAATTGAAAGATAAGCCTATATGGGATGGGAGTTTTTACACTCTTTTCGAAAATTTACGCTATGAAGACATTGCGAGTGGGGAATTTCACTTTGGAGAAATTAAGAAAGAAATTGAAAGATTTGAAAGGAAAAAGAAAAGAACATATTGCAAGTGGGAACAAGAGAAAGATGTATTTCATATCAAAACCAATTGCAGTAGCGATGCTATATCTATCGGGACTGATTTGTTGAGCAAAATCAAGTACTGTCCATGCTGCGGCAGAAAGATTAAGTTTATAGGAGAAGATCAATGAAAAATAGTCATGACGACGCAAAACTAAATAGCTTAATGGGAAAAAATGTAAGGGTGACATTTTTTGAAGGTACACAGTCAGTTGGAAAGCTTGAACGCGATTTTGATGGGAAATACAGAGTCGATAACTGGAGGTTTCGTAAGAGCCATATCAAAAAAATAGAGGTTATTGATGAATAAATACAGCAACATTGCAAAGGCAAAAGCCATAGAGCAGGAGAACAAGAAGCGGCTGTTGAAAATCAATCCCCAGCTGAACGATGAAAGCGGAATCTACATTTTGACCAGAAGGGATGAGAACGGTTTCCGGTTTGCGTATATCGGGCAAGCCGTGCACATACTTAGCAGGTTAGCAAGCCATATGGTTGGCTACAAACAGCACATAGACCTGAGCCTGAGAAAACACAAACTGTATTCAATAAGCAATCCTTATGGATGGAAGGTTGAACACATGAACGTTCCTCTTGATCAGCTTGACGAGCAGGAAAAGTATTACATCAGATTTTATGCGGAAAATGGCTATCAACTTCGAAATGTCAGCCTGGGCGGACAGGGTGAAAACCGTTCAAGTGGATCTATAGGAGACAGAAAGCAGCCTAGAACCTATTCAGAGGGCATACAGCAAGGTAAGAAGTCGTTAGCTAAGGAATTATCATCTATTGCTGAGAAGCACCTTACAATCGCTGTTAAGCCCGAAAAGCAGGGTAACAAGGTTTCAGAGCGCCAGAGAGATAAGTTTATGGAGCTTATCAGTGTCGAGAATTACGAGGAACCAGGAAAGGAAATGGCAGATGAGAGAAAATGATATTAAAACAGTTCCAGACGAAAGTCATTTTAACTTTGAAATAAGTATTCATGTGATGCAGGAGGTGAGAAAATGAAGGCACTTACGTTAAATGAACTGCGGCAAATGGTCGGTCAGCCAGTCTGGTGTCCAAAGGAAAATGCATATGGAATAATAACGTGCGATAAATATGGAAAATGGGCTGAAATCCCATTTTTGTTCGGAGCATGTAAATACGAAGAATCAGCAGTTGAATTTAATCACAATATTGTTAGCAGAAAGCTGAAATGCTTCAGAATTGAAGATAAGAAAGAAATTCCAATGAAACTATTGTCAAAAGTAGATGATTGTGGAAATAAAAAAATGGTATGTCCGAACTGCCAGAGGGCAGAAATATTTGCGGCATCAGCAAAAATATATCCGTACTGCCCTTGGTGCGGACAAAAGCTAGAAGGAGAGGATGTATGAAGATCTGGACAGAAAAAAAGCTTATTGAAGAAGGCTACGATATCCGAAACGCACAAATCAAAGGTGCGGAGCTGACAATGGAAAATCACGGTTGCATATCGTTTGATGTCGTTGTTGAAGGTGCAGGTTGGGGATGCGTTTTTGGCGGATATAGTCTCGGACACGGTTATCTGGGGGCGAAAGAATTTAGTGGCTTTGGTCCGGGAATGGAATCCATTGCTAGAATAATGGATACAGTCGGAGTTACAAAGTTGAGTGATTTAGAGGGAAGATATATACGAACCGCAGTAACTGGAGATAGAAGATTAAAAATTATTGGAAATATAATCAATGATAAGTGGTTTGATATCAAATCATTCTTCGAGGATGCACAAGAAAATGATAATAAGGTATCAGAAGGGAGCAATAAATGAGTATTAAGCATATTATCTTATGCATCGAATTTGTATTTCTTGCAGTTCAAATCATAATGGTTAGAGCTGCATACAAATCTCCGTTAAAGTACGGAAAAACTGCCAAAATCGTGAATATTTTAGCACTTATCGTTATACTGCTGTGCAGCATAGCAATCATAGTTTTAAATATTATGGGGTGAGGTGGCACGAATGTTCAGAATAATGAGTAGAAACAAATACGATAGCCTAATCAGGGAGAATGCAGAGCTTAAAAATGCAAAAGCAAATCTTGAAGATAAACTGGATCAGCTTAAAGCAGAAAAAGCTGTAAATAGCAAGTATAAATGCGGAGAATATTGTCGTGTTTGTGAGAATGGATACGAGATACCGAGCTATACCATAGGTCGTGGTTACGGATGCTTGCTGAATACAGAATGCAAATCCTTTGTAAAACGTAAAGAATGAGAGGAGTTGAATATTATGCAGATAATTAAGAGTGTTTTATGTGTTACCCTGCTTTTAGCTATGCTTTCTTACTACATAGGCCCCAAAAGGACTAGAACATTATTTGGAGCATTGTGGATTATCTCACTGATACTTTTGTGGGTTTTGATTCTTTTATAACATTATGAGGTAAAAATGAAATTTATTGATTTTTTTGCAGGAATTGGAGGATTCCGCAGAGGAATGGAATTGGCAGGACATGAATGCGTTGGATTCTGCGAGTTCGACAAGTTTGCGACTGCAAGTTACACATCCATGCATTTACTCACCAAAGAGCAGAGAGAGTTCCTGGACAAAATGCCACTGAAACAACGGCAAAAAGAAATATTGAAGGAGGAATACAGAAATGGAGAATGGTATGCAAATGACATTAGAAGAGTGTATGCCGGAGACATTCCAAAAGCGGACTGCTGGTGCTTCGGATTCCCTTGCTTCGTTCGAGGAACTTATATTCTTACAGAAAAAGGATATATACCAATTGAAAACGTATCTGTCGGAGATAGAGTGCTTACTCACAAAGGAAGATGGAAAACAGTTACCTCAGTTATGCAGAGAGACAACGCAAGAATCTGGGATATCAACGGATTTGGCATCTTACCAACCGGCACAACAGCAGAACACCCGTATTATGTCACTCGCGTATCCGAACCAATTGAGTTCAAACCAGTCAAGGAACTCAATGATAGCTATTACTCCACAATGGTGTTGCCTGATGAAGAACCAAACAAATACAGCAAAGAGATCTGGTGGATTATCGGACGCTATATTGCTGATGGGTGGAGAGTTCGCAGACAAGATAGACCACGAGAGGGAAGGATTGTGTTTGCGGTCAGTGATAAAAAACGAGAAGAATTTGAACACCGACTGTCAGAAGCAAACTTACATGGAACTTACACTGAAGAAAGGACTTGTGGGAAGTATCATGTGTGCAATAACCAACTATACGAATACCTTGGTATATTCGGGGAATATGCATATGGAAAACGAATACCAAGAGAAGCACTGTGTTTGCCACGAGAAAAGGCCGAATACTTTTATAACGGATACATGTCAGGAGATGGCAGAAACGACAAAGAAGAAGCAACATCAACCAGTGCAGCAGTCATTCTTGGTATGTGCATTATTGCACAGCGATTGGGAAAACCTGTGCCAGCTGTCTATTATACTAAAAGAGATTCAAAGTGCACTATTGAAGGAAGGGAATGTAAACAAAGAGACACCTACGCTTTTAGAATCTCTAACAAATCGGTTAAAGGATATTATCGTGGAAGATATGTTTGCAGAAAATTGTATCAGCCAACAGAATCTGATCAATACGAAACAGTATATAACCTTAGCGTTGAAGAAGATGAATCTTATATTGCAAACGGAGCAATTGTCCACAATTGTCAAGACATCTCCGTTGCAGGAAAACAGCTTGGATTTCAAGGAAACCGTTCAAGCTTGTTTTTCAGAGTTATGTACCTTATCGGACAACTCGAAGAAGAAAATAGACCCACTTACCTTTTCATTGAGAACGTTAAGAATTTGCTTAGCGTTAATGGAGGATGGGATTTCGCCAGATTGCTCATTGAAATGGAGCAGGGGGGGTATGATGCAGAATGGCAAGTGCTCAACTCTAAGGACTTCGGAGTTCCACAAAACAGAGAAAGGTGCTTCATTATCGGACATCTTAGAGAACGAAGTGCCACAGAAATATTTCCTATCAAGGGAACAGACAGAGAAAATAGTATTTCAATAATTGGCCATCGAGACGGATTCAGAAGAAACACACAAGTGTTTGATCAAAAAGGAATTACCGAGGCATTAGATACAGGACAGGAAGGCGGAAGAGGACACCATGTTGCTTTGCCGTGCTTTGTAGATTTGAGTTATCAGGGGGTAGAATTAACAGAAAAAGCAAGATGTTTGCAAGCCAGATACAATAAAGGTGTTTCAAACCACAAAGCCGAGACAAGTGGTGTTGTAATTCCAGTTCTCACTCCAGATCGCGCAGAAAAGCGCCAGAACGGAAGACGCTTCAAAGAGAATGGCGAACCAATGTTTACTTTAACTTCACAAGATAGGCATGGAATTGCCACGAGTATAAGCCCTATTGGTGGAGTTTATACTGGAGTTTCACCAGAGTTCTATCGCGGAGTATATGAAGGCTGCTTTAGGTGCTTAAAAGCATCTACGCACGATAGTGGCGTTGCCCTAAAGCTTCAAAACATTCCGGTAAGCATGACACGCAATGTTATAGAGAACCAAATCAACATTGCACACTGTCTTAACGCTAATGACTCAAGAAAATTTTTTGGCAAAAATCAACGTGGCAATGCTGTTATAAAGACCTTAAAGTTAATGGCCATGCAAATGAAACTAAAAATAATCGCACCACGTAGTAAAGTTCCAAAACTACGCAGTAAGCAGGGAATGTGTTTCAAATCTTTTTCTGATACCAGACCAGGCATGTTTGTAAAAATTTCTGATGAATTAACCATATATGCTGTCTGGTACAAAAAATATCAGTGCTACATAGCAATTAGAAAACTGACACCAAAAGAATGTTTTAGGCTGCAAGGATGGACAGATGAATATTTCGAAAAGGCAGCATTTGTCAATTCTGACAGTCAGTTATATAAGCAAGCAGGAAATGGTGTCACTGTGAATGTAATAGAAGCAATTGCAAAACAGCTCAAATTCGCATAAGGAGATAGCATGACAAATAGAGAAAAGTATTCAGAAGAAATAATGGAAATTCTATTCAAAACAGGAATACATCCGGCTCTGATAAATGAGCAAATAGTTGAGTGCCACAAAGAGTGCAGGCATTGTAAATTCGCTCATACAAAATATTCTTGTGACGAAGCCTTTACGCATTGGGCTGAAAGTCCTTGTGAGCCAGGAAAGATTGATTGGAATAAGGTTCCTGTAGATACTAAAATTTTAGTAAGAGATTCTATGAATGGTCACTGGATCAAAGCTCACTTTGCCGCAGCACAAGGCAATCTTGTAACTGTTTTTAGTTTGGGTAGAAGTAGTTGGACAGCAATGGATGCAAATACTTTTTCTACATATCGTTTTGCTGACATTCCAGATCAAGAAGAAAGGAGAAAATATTTAAAAGATGAATAAGTACAACGAACACGTCAAGGAGTCTATTGATTATTTTAACCACGAATCGGAATGCATGAAGCACCGAGTTTGTAACTGTGATATGCAGACAAGTTTGAGAGTTGGAAGGGAAAAAACTGCTTACGAAACAGCAGTAGAATGCTTAAAGAAGCAGCTTCCTCAGTCACCAGTTAAAGTGGTTCATAAGTCTATTGTCCATGAAAACAGAGGTGATCAACCGCACACATTGAGAGAAAGCGAGTGCGAGGTGTGGGAATGCCCGTGCTGTGGAAACACAGTATGGAGTGGCATAAGTATTGCAAAGAAATCATCATATTGTTCAGATTGTGGACAGAAGATTGACTGGGAGGAGGTCAAATAATAGAAAGAAAATGAGTGAGCAAATAAGAATTACCGTGGATTTAGATGAGGCGATTTGCGCATTGAAGGGGCTCAGCAAAGTAGAAGGGGAAATTGCAATCAAATTTCAAAATTGTGGGCTACAGGACGAGGCAATGGAACATTTTAGAAATGAATGTGCACTTAAAACGGCTATCAAGGTAATTAAAAAACATACACCGGTGATCTGTTTTAGTGTATAAGGAGGAATGAGAAAATGGCTGAACAAATTAAATTTAAATTTGAGTTGGATTCCGATGAGACATTTGACATTTTGAAGGATATCGGAGAGGCAGAAAACGAGTTGGGAAAGCAGTGTTGGAAAGATGGATTAAAAGCGCAAGCGATTGAGTATTTTAAGCATGAGGCTACATGTGAAATTGCGATTAAAGCAATCAAAAAACAAATTCCAATGAAGCCAATCAAGATCACAGCAAATGGAGTTTACAAATGCAAATCTTGCAGTTATCTCATTGCGTGCATCCCAAACGCAACAAAATATTGTGATCAGTGTGGACAGAGACTCTACTGGAAGGAGAAATAGACGTGAACACGGAATTAATTGTAGAGTACGAGAACGGAGAGGTACACAAGGAGCAGCCAGAAAATATTATTTTTGCGGATAGCAAAGCATATGTTTTTCTGAGAGCGGAGGCAGAGAATGAAAGTGTATAAAAACCCTTTCGTGAGCTATCCGTGCTATTTTGTAAAAACGGGAGCTGGATGGTCTGCAAGAGGGGAGGCATCGAAGAGCAAAGGATATGATGTGGAACTGCATAATGGGAAATGGACATGCAGAGACGGTTGTTATTATGATGATACAATCAAGCATGAGTTGGTTCTGGTAGGCGAAAATAGAAAGTCCATTCACAGCATCATAAAAGAAGCAGTAATTTGTGCAGTATTAGAGCTTGTAAAGGAGGTCAAATAATATGTATTACATGGATGATGAAGACTATTTCGAGCCGAGCGAGTTTGACGAGAAAATCGAAGAACTTAAAAACGAACTTCGGGAACATGTGAAAAAGGAGATCAAGGATGAACTTGAAAAACTACGTGAGGAAAATAAAAAATTGCAGGGCATCAAGGAGAATTTTGAATCCATAAAGGAAGATTATGAGAGAAAGAAAGCAGAGTACAAAAGTGCAATGAAAAAGGCTGGAACCAAAGCTGCACGAGCTAGGCTGAAAGCGTTAATGGAACAATTTAAGACTGTTATGTGGTCAGCAAATTGGAGCTACAAGTACAAAAAGAAATGTAACAAATGCGATAAGGACAGAAAAATCAAAGTGACATTACCATCCGGAAACGTGGTATACGATGATTGCAAATGCGGAGAACGCAAGAAAACATATCAGCCGAAAGAAAATCTGCTATATATGCTTAGTGATACTAGTGGAAAGATTACGGGCTGGTACAAAGAAGTTGCAGATGGGTATTTCGACACAGTTGGTCGTAGTGCATATGCAATAGTGGATCACAACAAAGATTTCAAAGAATTAGAAGAAAACTTGTGGCATACATTCTTCACAACAAAAGAAGAATGCCAGGAGTTCTGCGACTACATGAATAAAAAAGAAGAAAATTCTGGATACGATTACGACTTGGCAGGAAAGCTAATTAAGGCTAGAGAGGTGTAAAAATATGGTTAAAACAATTTTTGATAATCCGCCAAACTTCATAGCATTGATGCACAATTGCGTATTTATAAAAGATGGTGATGTATGGTACAGGGATTTTGAACGCGAAATTCCACTTATGGAGCTTGCACGGAATCTTAACAAAGCATACGGCGATTCTGAGGCATCAACGATGAACGATGAAGCATTTAGTGACAAAATGTATGACGATTTGCAATTTAAGCCAGAGGAAGATATTGATAGTTTTATCGCTGCTTTTTATATGGCACTTGTTGGAATGGCAGAAAGCCGAGAACGCTTAAAAATATACGAAACAACAGGATTGCCAACAACTGCATATCCAGAAGTACTACAGGAATGCATTGATACTTACGGAGCAGATAAACAAATTGACCAGGCAATCGAAGAAATGAGTGAGCTGATAAAAGCACTGCTTAAACATCGCCGCAAGACAATTCAGCTGGAGGGTGGAAATGTAAATCCAACGCCTGACACAGACCTGGCAAAAGCCAGAGCAGATATTCTTGAGGAAACAGCTGATGTTATTATAATGTTAACCCAAATCATTATGATTTTTGGTGACAGAGATTTTGTTGAAAGAATAATAGAATCAAAGGTTGACCGCCAGAAAAAGCGCTTGAGAAAGGAGACAGATGGTCAGGATTATTGAAGCAGAAAACGTAATAACTTGCCCTGAATGTAATGCAAATCTAAGTTACGGAGAAGCTGATGTGTTTTTTAACAAACTAGTCTCCTGTGAACACAAAAGTTACTACAATAAATGCGTAATGTGCCCCTGTTGCAAAAATAAAATTGTTGTTGCAGATGGCGCAGTATTTGTTGAGCCGACAGACGTAAATGGCGTCCCGATAGACACAGATGGTATCTTAATATACACAGATGATGTACTGATTACAGATATAAGAAGAAAGGAATAACGAATGCCCGGTAAACCGGGTTGATGCGCAGTGATCTGTGGTGGCGTATCAGAAAATTTAAACACCGTGGCTGAAAAGGTGTGCAGTGGAAACGCTGCACACGCAATTGATAGCAAACGAATTATGATCCACGATACATGCATTTGTAGCGTGGTGTTATGCAAAAATACAAAGTGTGCTGGTTATCAGCAGGAATCTCTAGTTTTGTTGCTGGATATTTGGAAAAGGATGTTGACGAATGGATATATATAGATATCGCTGATCAGCACCCAGACAGTCTGAGATTTATACACGATGTAGAAAAAATCATTGGAAAGAAAGTAACAATTTTAAAATCTTCCGAGTTTAACTGCGTGGAAGATGTGGTCAGAAAATACAGATTCATCAGTTCTCCTCATGGAGCGCCATGTACAGGAATGTTGAAGAAAGCGGTTAGAAAGAAGTGGGAAAACGAACATTTGCAATATCATTTGACTTATGTGTGGGGCATGGATGCAAGTGAAACACATAGAGCAGAGAGCATAGTGGCAAATTTTCCAGAATTTGATCATAGTTTTCCACTAATCGAAGGAGGATTGTCGAAGCAAGATTGCCATGCTTTTGCTGATCGCTTGGGTATAAAGCGCCCTGTAATGTACGATATGGGCTACAATAATAACAACTGTATTGGCTGTGTAAAAGGTGGCATGGGCTATTGGAATAAGATTAGAGAAGACTTCCCAGAGGTGTTCGCAGCACGTGCGAAGCTTGAACGAGACATTGGACACAGTTGTATCAATGGTGTATTCCTTGACGAATTGGACCCGAACAGAGGAAGAATGAGTGATGAAATAATGCAGGATTGCGGAATTATGTGCTATCTAGCATTTGAGACTCAAAATAATGAATAAGAAAAGGAAAAGGTGATATGAAGATTAAAAACCTTGAAAAATTTATTAGGAAGATTCAAAAATCTTTTTCAAAGGCAGGAATAACTACAGTAATAGAAAAAGGTCTTCCCCCTTATGACGCTTATGAAATTCATTCGAAATTCAGAGATTTAACAATCAAGGTTGCGATTATTTATGACGAAAAAATGACAGCTTTTTACTTTTATAGGGACGGGCTTCACCACTGCGACATTACAATTTATTCGACTTATTTTGATACACAGAAGCACCTCATTGAAGCCCTAAGATTGATTGCAACTTCGAGTTGCAAAGTAAGATAAAACACTATCCCTCACGGTAGCCTAACGGCTTGCAGGTTTGACCCCTGCAGAATGCAGGAAATGAGGAAATGTTTTACATAAAAGGTCAGGAAGCCAACAGCTTGGCTGATTTGCCAGAGGAGAGCCATGAATAAACGGCAGAGAAAGAAAGGAAGGTGGTAAAAATGACAAGAAAAGAGTTGATAACTCAAATCAAAAACAAAGGCTATGAGCCTAGAGTAAAAAACGTTGTGAGCTTGCTAACTTCTAATGGCGAGGGTGATGCAGTTACGCTAATCATCTCTTTGTATGATGATTTAAATGAGCTAATGGACGTAAAAAACAAGAACGTATCTTCAAAAAAATACTTCGATGATGAATGCCTGAATGAGGCATTTAACGATTTTGTTTCCATGAGAGTAAAGATTAAAAAGCCCCTAACCGCAAATGCCTTGAAGAGAGCAATAGTCAAGTTGGAGAATCTATCTGGTGGAGACATCGAGCTTATGATCAAGATTTTAAACCAGTCTGTTGATAACTGCTGGGTAGGACTTTTCCCACTGCATGATGCTAGCTATAGCTTTAAGGGCAAACAAAATCCACAGCGTTCACAACTTGATGCAATTTTGGGAAGTATTACGGATGACTAAAAACGAGGCTAAAAAGTTAATGGCGGTAATGACTGTATCATATCCAAACTACAAAATTGCAGATATAGAGCTTACTGCCACTACATGGGCAAATATGCTATCTGGCTATACTTACGAGCAAGTTAGTGTAGCACTCAAAGCATACATACTTTCGGAAAACACAGGCTTTCCACCGTCAATCGGTCAAATTAACGAAAAGTTAGTCGCTTTGAGTCAAGCAGACACGCCTACGCCGTTGGAAGCATGGTCTTTGGTTCGGATAGCTGTCAGAAACAGCACATATCATGCTGATGACGAGTTTGCCAAACTTCCGCCAATTATCCAGTCAACAGTTGGAAACGCAAGGAATCTGGAAGAATGGGCGAAGGGACAAGCAACTCAGTTTGAGACAGTTATTCACAGTAATTTTTTAAGATCATACTCCGCAGAGATTGCGAAGCAAAAAGAATGTCAGAAGTTGCAGGGAAAGGTTTCAATTGCATCCGAGCAACCAGAGTATTTGCCAGAACTAAATATATAAGCAAAGCGCAGTTTTATAGACTATTTTAAATTATAATGAGCTTTAATACATTAAAATAGTCTACTACCTAGAAGGAGGCTTTATGACACGAGCACAAAGGAGACGGGCTGAAAGAGAAGCAAAAAAAGGCAACAAAGCCGTAGAACAGCGAATCGCAGGTGCGGAAGAAAGCATAAGAATTGCTTTGTTAAAAGAAAATATTGCACGAGACGTTGATCGCAAGCTTTATGACAAATACTACCAAAAAGCAAATAAAGACGCTGTGGACAACATATACAGCATCATATTAACATCATTTGGACTTGCCCTGGCAGATACTTGTCCTAATTGGAAGGCTGAGGCAATTGCAAAACGAATCCAAAAGACAATGGACTATGTTGGCAAATTCTCAAAGGAATACGACGGAGACATTGAACGTTTTATGAAAGAACTCGAAGATAGAACCGGATTCTCGTTTGAGATAGATTCTGTAAGCGGAAAGGATGAATAGTATGGATTTTTTAATTGGTTTAATAGCAGGGCTATTATTTGGCGGAATTACTGGTGTGCTTGCAGTTGCTTTGTGTGCTGCATCAAGCGCAAATGAAACCGATGACGAAAGAAAGAGGGAAAACGATGAGAATTAAGCATTTGAAGTTGGATAATTTTTGCAGCTTTTACAATGGAAAAGCTGTAGACACAGATTTATACAATAAGACAGAGGTATCTGGATGCAATGAATCTGGAAAAAGCACAGTTAAGAGAGCTATTTTTTGGGTACTGAATTGCAGGGGTGAGAACGGCGAAGAAATTACTGGAATCAGGCCACACGATAAATTGGGTAACGAGATTAACGATATCGAGGTTACAGTCGAGATGACCGTAGAGCTTAACGGCTCCAACAAGACATTTAAGAAGGTTTCTCGTCAGAACTATGATAAAAGGGGCAACTTCACAGGTAATGTTATTGACTATTATATCAATGACATTCCTAAAAAAAAGTGTGACTATGAAGATTTTATTGCAGAAGAATTGGTTCCTGTGAGCGCACTTTCGAACTTGATCAACGCTAAAACACTCTTGTCAAAAAGTGCCGCCGACTGCAGATCAATCTTGGAATCCACCTTTGGAACGTGCTCCAATGCAGAGGTTTGTGAACGTTTTCCGGAGTTCTCCCCTCTTCTCCCACTGCTGGATGATGGCAGTGTTGATGAGTTAAAATCAAAATTTAATACTATGCTGAATGGCAGACGCGGAAGGAATGGCACTAAAGGCTTGCTTGATATTCGCAAAGAGTTTCCAAGCCGCATTGATGAGGTGGAAAAACAGAAAATTGTCATTGATGAAGCCTTGATAAACAGTCAGATTGCAGATATTGAAAGCAGGCTGAAAGATAACCAGAGTAAACAAGCTGATGTGCAGAAGGCATTTGATGAGCAGCGTACAATTCAGACACAAATTTATAAGTTGAAGCAGGAGCAATTAAAGGCCGCTGATGACGCTAATGCCGAAAACAGGAAAAGAATTGCCGATTTAGATGCTCAGATTATGGCAGCAAAGGAAGAACTTTTCCTATCCAACAGTAGTTTAAATGCCAAAGAGCATGAATTGCACCAGATTGACTCCGAGATTCGGGATCTTGAAACTAAGCGCTTGAAGCTTTCAAGTGACTGGAAAAGCAATAAAGATATGCAATTTGATGAAAATTTGCTGATTTGCCCGTATTGCAAGCGTGAATACCCATCTGATCAGCAGGATGAAATGCGAAAGCATTTTGAAGAATCAAAGGAAGAAAAGTTGCAGGAAATCACAGACGATGGAATGAAATGTAAAGAAGCTATTGATGCTTTACGCGAAAAGTTCAATGCTGCAGATGCAGAGCTTTCTACCCTTCGTGAAGAATCCAATAAAAAGTCAAGAGTTGTCGATGATTTAGCTGCTCAGAAAAAAGTTATATCCACTGTACCTCCAGCAGAGCCAGACGAGACAGCAAAAACCAGATCTGCAGAAATCGTAAAGCTTGAAAGCCAGTTAGAAGCAAATACTGCAAATGCAACGTTTGCACAGCTCAAGGCAGAAGAAAATAATCTTCAACATCAGTTATCAGGCTTAAAAGCAGAGCTTGCAAAAACCGAAATCAATGCCAAGATTGACGCAAGAGTTGCAGAGCTTAACATCGAGCGCCGAAAGAATGAGCAGCTAATTGCAGATACGCAGGCACAACTCGACTTGCTCAAACGCTTCAACATTCGCAAGCACGAGCTTTTAGAAAGCAAGGTAAACGAGTATTTAGAGTACTGCCAGGTGAAATTTTTCAGACAGCTTGTGAATGGTGATCTGGAAGAAACATGTGATTTCTGCGTAAACGGTGAACCATACGCTAGAAACCTTAATCACGGTGCAAAAATCTTAATCGAGACAGATGTTTGCAAGGCTTTTCAGAAGAAATACGCTACTACCCTTCCTATCATCGTAGATGACTCTGAATCTGTTGATAATTGGAAGATACCGGATATGGATAGGCAGCTTATTATTCTCAAAAGAACTGATTCTAAAGAGCTAACAATCAAGGAGTCATGATGTGATCCGTGAAATTACACAAACTTACCCAGTCTAAGCTTGATGATTACAAACTTAGAAGTAATTTCACGGACGATGAAGAGATAACATTTGATATGTTATCTAAAGGCAAATCTATCAGCGAAATAGCAACCCGGTTATCTGTGTCGACTAGGACGGTTGATCGCAGGATTGCCGATATAAAATCAAAAATCAACCAACTATAAATAGTCCCCTGGTATTTATGATGCTAGGGGATTTTTACAACATTTTTAACATTATTTTACTGTAAAGAAACGTCACATGTATAACCTTAAAGATATTTTTTATAACTTTTTAGTTCTAACTATTGACTTTTTAGTTCTAACGATGTATTCTATAACTGAGAAATGAAAAAACATTATTTTACTGTAAAGAAATGTTAAATTAGGTTAAGAATTGTAAAATAATGTAGAATAATGTAATCACAAAGGAGGTTTTACAATGAAAGTAATATGCATTGCAAATCAAAAAGGTGGCATTGCAAAAACCACAACAGCCACTACACTTGCATCAATTTTAATGTCACAAGGCAAGAAGGTCTTACTGGTTGACGCTGATCCGCAGGGTAACAGCACTGATACTTATAGAGCAACATTCAAAGATACGGCAACTCTCTACGACGTTATTTTAGACATTGAAGATCCGCTTCCAATTGCGGAAGCCATTCAAAAAACAGAAATAGGCGACATAGTTGCGTCTGATCCAGAGCTAAAAACAGCAGATCAAAGATTCCCAAGTGATGGGAATGAGTATTTTAGACTAAAAGACGCTCTTTCTGAATTAACTGGTTATGACTACGTTATTATTGATACAGCTCCGGCTGACAACAAATTGCTCAAAAACTGTTTGATTGCTTCTGACAAGGTCATCATTCCTGTCACTGCAGACCGCTATGCCATTCAAGGTCTGTCAGAGTTGAATAGAACCATCGTAGGTGTAAAGAAAAGAAATAATCCTAACCTAGAGGTTGCAGGACTCTTGCTGGTGAAATATAAGAGTCGTCAGCTCCTCGCCCAGGAAGTTAAAGCTTCTTTGGAAGAGATTGCCAAGCAGCTCAACACAAAGGTTTTCTGCACAACTATTCGTGAAAGCATTGCCGTACAAAAGGCACAGGCAACCAGAACAACACTCATGAGATTTGACTCAAATTGTAACGCCGCCATTGATTATGCACAGTTCACAAAAGAACTATTAAGGAGTGATTATAGATGAGAAAGAAAGATAACACCACTACTACTTCTTTTGATGTGACAGCTGGCATTGATTTTACAGATACTAGTGGAACTGAAATTCCAAGCATCCAGCCAGTGGGAAAAAAATCAGTATTTGTCTCCGCCCCGGTTGATCCGAACAGAGTGTATACACCCGGATATAATCCAACTCCGAAGATTGGTCCCAATGGTGGGTATGTAGGCCGCAGAGAAGTCCCTGCAGCTGAGCGCAAGATCCAATTCAGTGTATCATGCACTGAATCACAAAAGGCAGCCTTTTCAGAAGCTGCTCGTAAGTCGGGCCGCACCCTAGCAGGATTTGCTTGCTTTGCCATTGAGGAATACATGCGGACACATGATCTATAATTCTCTACCTTATTTGACATTTAAAAAAGGTTTAATAATGTAAAGAGCTGTTAAAAATTGTTAAAAGGAGGATTTTATTATGGTAAGTAATGAGATTTATGAAAGAATAGTTGGCGTTAAGAATGCCATCGCAGATGGGAAATTCGACGATGTAATATACGAACGAAATTGTACAATTGCAGAATCATTACGACGCTTGCTATCCGCTAATAATATGAAAACAATTGATATTGTATCAGCATTAACTGTGTTTGCGAGTGGCGAGTTTACAATGGCATTTAATTACATTGACAAATTTGATTTACCAACAACTGAATTATGCTGTAACATGTATAAACAAGTTAAAAAAGATTATTACAATGGGTATGTAGATTTATTTATATGGCATACAGAAAGCAGCAACATATGCGGCAGATATCACGCGATACGAATATATAAGTCTGGACATATTACAGAATATAAGGTCAAATTAGAAAAGACATGGAGCAATGATTTTGAAATGTACTTAACACATTATGAGATTTATAATAAATCAAAAAATAGATCCTATTTACGTAATCAAAAAATAAAATTTTGGTAATTTTATCACAAGATAACTCTTTACTAAAATTAAAGAAAGGAGGCATTTTATGGAGCAAGTAAACTTGATACCGTTTTACGCTTGCGCTATCGCGTTTGCACGCCATATACGGTTAGATTTAGAAAGCGAATATAGCAAGAATGCTGTAGCTTATTATAATGCTGCAAAGCAGAGCGAATATTACAATACTTTATTTTCGGAAGAGCTGTCTTTGCAAACAGAAGAAGCTTATAAAAAAGCACTCGGAATCGTCGAATATAGCTACACAGAAGAGGAACAAGCACAGACTTCTTTGGATATTCTTTTCAAAAAGGGATACAGAAAGCTATACAACATTTTTAAAAGACTTCCAAAAGATGAACCGATTCATTTTAATAGTGTAATCAGAGAAGCCATTTATGCAAAGCTTGCAAAGTCAGATCATGTTTCGGACGATAATTTTAATGGTCATTTATTTGCAGGCTATTACTTTTTAAATATGTGGCCACAAGAGTTAGTGCAAGAACGTAAAGAATGCGATGAATTACTTTGCTTTATTGCAAACTACGGATATAATCCAGAACGTAGAATACAAAAAGGCTTAAAGAAATATGACTGTGCTTTTCAGGAAAGAGCAAAATCATACATTAGTCAACTTCCAAAAGATTTATTTAAGCAGATTCAGTTAGCACCAAAAGATGAGGAATTTGGATACACTACAGTGTTTGATATTGAATCACTTTCAAGTGTTTCTATTTTTTCTGAATTACAGTTCACACGTGAAGATCTGGAAGCAATAGCAATTGCTTATATGCACGGAAAAAGAGGAGGAATACGTGAGGATTTCCTGACTTATGCAAAATATACGAGCTATATATTAGGTATGTGTAAGGCATACAAGCAGTCTAAAGAATACTACTTCCAACACAATCGTGAAGACGTGTATATTGAAGTAGAGAGCATTAAAAATGAATTACTTCAAGCAAAATCTGCATTATCTGAATCTCAAGAACGCAGGATGTCTGAACAAAAAGCTTGTACTGAGCAGGTTCAGCGCTTATCTGATCAGATAAATCTACTCAAGCAGAAGAATGATGCGCTAAAATCTGAGCTGCAAAAGGTAGAGGGTGAACGCAGGGAGCTTTATGCTTTACGAGAGCATATATTTTCACTGGAATCTGATTCGGAAACCGAAATTACAAATGAGCTATCTAAAGAGCAAATTCAGCAATTAAAAAACATTAGTGGTACAATTGTTGGAGGGCATCCAAACTTGATAAAGAAGCTTAAAACTTATCTTCCGGATTGGCAATATATCAGCGCAGGAGACGTCAGCACTGTGCGCAACGCTGCATTAAAAAAATCTGACTTTGTGTTCTTTGTAACTGCCCACTTGAGCCACAAACTGTATTACGCCATGATTGCACAGGCTCAAGATTGGAATGCAAAAATCGGATATTTGAGCCGTATAAATATAGATTATGCATTGCAAGAAATATATATATTAGTAAATAGCAGTATTTAACCTTATTTGACATTATTTTAATGTAAAAAACTGTTAAATAAAGTAAAAAACTGTAGAAAGAGGGATATATGAAGAAAGAATTTAACTTGCTTGATGAAAATTGGGTGCGTATATTGCTCCCTAACTATGCCGTTAAAGAAGTTTCACTTAAAGATATTTTCACCCACAGTCATGAATACATGGATCTGGCAGGTGAAACAGATACTCAAAATGTCGCAATGATACGGCTGCTTCTTGCAATTGCTCATTCTGGATTTGCAAGATTCGGCTCAAACGGTGATGAGATTCCGCTTTTGAACAGGGATGAAGCAATCAGCCGTTGGAAAAGCTATTGGAATCTCGGTCATTTCCCAGAAGCGTTTTTAAAATATTTAGAGGAATACAGAGAACGTTTCTGGCTTTTTCATCCTGATGCTCCATTCTATCAGGCAAATGAAGCTAAAAAAGGTACCGCTTTTGGTGCTGCAAAGTTAAACGGAGAAATTTCTGAAAGCAACAACAAGGTACGAATTTTTGCGACAAGAAGTGGAGAAGCAAAAATGCAACTAACATATGCAGAAGCGGCTAGATGGCTTCTTTTTATCAATGGGTATGACGATGTTTCTGTAAAGCCAAGTAGGGCAGGTTTGCCGTCAATCAGTATTGGATGGTTGGGGCAAAATACTATTGTTTACGCAATCGGGCGAAATCTTTTTGAAACACTTATGATGAACCTAGTTCCTTTACAGAATGGTAATGGGGAATTGTGGCCTAAGCCTTGCCCGATATGGGAATGCTTGCCGCGATCCGATGAGCGCAAAAAGATTGATCCACCTTCTACCCCAGCGGAATTATTCACGCACCAATCGCGCAGGATATTTCTCAAGCGTGAAAATGGGGTCATAACCGGATTTAATGCATTGGGTGGTGAGTTTTTTGATAAAGAACGTGTTGTAGCTGAAACCATGGCGCTTTACATTTTAAACAGTAACAGTGCTAAACCACTTCGCTTATTTAACGATGTTCCGTTGTGGCAACTACTCGACAAGATACTTTGCAACAATCAAGATACTGCTACATGGTTGCGCTTAATTGGAATTGGCAATGCAGGCTTTCAGACCTGTGGAATGGTGTATGATTCCAAGTTAATGAGGTTTGTTGATGAATGTTCAAAAAGATTTACAGCAAATCTCGATCCTAACTTTGCAGATTACATATCTGTTGGCATTGAACTGTGCCACTATATTACAAATGAAATTGGTGTATTATCCTACAATATTCAGATGGCTAGTGGCAAGCAGAATCCGACTGAACTTAAAAAATATGAGTTTTCTAGTAACCTAGATTTGATTTGGTCCAGATTTCTTTCATCAAGCGCCACCGCATTTGAGTATTTTCTAAGAATGGTCAAACAGTCTGCACTGGACTTTTCCAAATCTTTAATTGATAATGCATCCCCGACATCATTTAGAGGTCGAATAGTTACGGTGAATGGCAAGGAAAAGTATTATTGCACAGCAAAGGCTTATAATTCTTTTTTATATTATCTCAACCGATTGATTCCAGAGGAATCCAATAGTCTTGAAACTATAGAAGAACATTTAAGCTCTTACAAGGCAGATCTTAAACCGAAGGAGGAAGGTGAGTAAATGGAAAGCAAAAACACATTTTCGAACATTGTAAAAACAATAATGTTTAAGAAAGAGATGGACGGAGTTCAGCTTGCAAAACTGTTAGGGTGTTCTCAATCTAACGTGTCCAAAAAGCTTAGATTAAATAATTTTAGAGAAAGTGATATACGCCAGATATCCGAAGCATTAGGATATAACGTTTCTATCAAACTCACATCAAAGGACACCGGAGAGGAATTGCAGATGCTGTAATAGTGTATTTTACATTTCTTTACATTATTTAACTTTATTTAACAATATTTGGCATTTATTTACAGTAAAATATTTTTTTTAAAAGAGTTGTCAGTTTATATGGCAACTCTTTTTGTCGTTAATATGTCGTATCTCTGTCGTTTTTACATCTTATTTTTATGGCACAATACAGTCAGAATAAGAGGAAGGAAGGTGTGAATGATGTTTCCTGAATCATTTTTAACTAAAATATTTGAAAGACCAGATGTATGTATGATTCCAATGCAGTATCAATCAGCAATGATTCAAGCTATTGGAGAGGTCCTTGACGAGGAAGGAGTGATAATCGACGATGCCGATACCAAATCAGATGTATCAACCGTACAACCAACAGACAATGTATGGCCAATATAATAGTTATTACCCGTATCAATATCAGCAGCCGCGTTATGATCTGCAGCAAAACCAGCCGCTTTTTAATCAGCAGCAAAGCATTCAGCCACAGCAGCAGGCTGGATTGAACGGAAAGGTCGTGCAAGCTGTCGAACAAATTACTGCGAACGATGTACCTATGGACGGTTCAGTTGCCGTTTTCCCAAAGCAAGACATGTCAGAGATCTATACAAAATCATGGAATGCAGATGGAACCATCAGAACGATTGTATATAAGCCGTACACAGCTTCACAGCCAAATGCGGCGAATAGTTCAGCCGACATGTCCAAAATGAAAATGGGGCTATCTGACGAGGCTACAGAGGCATTTATGGCAAGATTTGATAGCCTCGAAAAGAAGTTTGATGAACTGATGCCTAAAATAGTGCCTAAAAGGTCCGGAGGCTTAAAGAAGGAGGCAAATGAGAATGAATAATCCATTTCAGCTATTTCAAGCCATGAGGAATCCACAGCAGTTTTTGCAGCAGATGGCTGGAAACAGCCAAGCTATGAGCAATCCTATTTTAAAAAATGCTATGGATATGGCAAATAAAGGTGATACAAAGGGTGTAGAACAATTAGCTCGCAACCTTTGTAAAGAAAAAGGGATAAATGTTGATGATGCTGTTCGCCAGATAAAAAGTCAATTTGGAATAAAATAATGGGTGAAATTTTATCACCCATTAGAAAAACTACTTATACACTTTTTCTGTAAAAGCTCTTTCAACAGTCCAACCTTTTCGGAGGCGATTATGAAGAACATCCCAACTTATTCCGAGCAAATCAGACCATTCTTTTAGAGTTTTGGTTTCTCCGTTATACTCTATATTCAAATTATTTGATTTGTTTATAGCTTGTTCTCCAGAAGTTGCCCAACGACAATTATTTGGCTCATAGTTACCATTATTGTCAATTCGATCAAGTGTGTAGTTCTCAGGACGTCCACCAATAGATTCGGACCATTCTACAAATTTCCAAAAGTCATGCCATTCTTCGCACACGGTTATTCCTCGTTTGCCATATTGGTAATACTTTGGATGGTTTGGGCTTTCACAACGTCCGATCATGTTTTTCCATAGCCCATATAGTGGATTTTTAGTTCTTCCATCAATATATGCCGGACTATTTTTTAGCAAACAACCGCAACTTTTCACTTTGTGATTTTTAAACAGGTAAGGCAATACCCTAACTTTATTTCCACAATCACATAAGCACTCAATATACTGCCTTTTATCAGATGGCCTTCTTTCTGAAAGACCTATTGCTGTAAGCATATTAGATCTTTGACCTATATAATTATCTATGCTGATCTTAGGCTTCCTTGAGTAAGAACAGGACCCACAAGATTTCTGATGGCCCTTAATAACTCTGTCAGGAGCAAAGGAGATAATTCTTCCACAATCACACTTGAAATCAAACCCATTTGGGATATCTGAATTTTTTGATTGTGAAATTACAGTAAGATGGCCATATTTTTTCCCTTTATAATCGGAAATGTGATACTTGAGCATAAAAACAACACCTTGCCTTTCGTGTTTTTAATCGCCTACCAATAAACGTGCAGAAGTCACTAGGCATTGTGATTTTCGGGTCGCGATTCCCTATCTGCACAAAGATATTATAACACAAAAATATTAAAAATGATACTAATTCTTGCAAGATTATGTATATAAAAAATTATTACGGAGGTAAATAGTATGTTTAACTCAGGAAACTGTAGTGTACCATTAGTGGCTAGCATTGATGGTAACGGCAATAACAACGGCGGCTGGGGCAACGACGGTTGGGGGCTTATTTGGATCGTTTTGATCTTCGCCATTTTCGGCTGGGGTAATGGCTTCGGTGGCTGGGGCAACAACGGTGGCGGCATGGGTTCTACCGCGGCAGCCTACACAGACAGCGCAATTCAGCGTGGTTTTGATCACCAAGCGATTGTTGGAAAGTTAGACGGAATCAACAATGGTATTTGTGATGGATTTTACGCAGTTAACAATAGCATGTTAACCGGATTCAATGGGATCAACACAAACATCATGCAGACTGGATATGGCATTCAGCAGGCTATCAACGCTGATACCGTAGCTAATATGCAAAATACAAATGCTCTGCAGGCACAGTTAGCTAACTGCTGCTGCGAGACACGCGAAGCTATTCAGGGTGTAAATTACAATATGGCAACCAACACTTGCGCATTGCAGAACACTATGAACAACAACACCAGAGATATTATTGACAACCAGAATGCAGGTGTGAGAAGCATCCTTGACTACCTTTGCCAGGACAAGATTGCTACCTTGCAGGCTGAGAACAATGATCTTCGCAGAGCTGCTTCACAGGATCGCCAGAGTGCACTGCTCACCACAGCAATGGCTGCGCAGACCAATCAGATTATTGACGCTGTAAGACCTACTCCAGTACCGTCTTTCCCAGCATCTAATCTCTATGGCTATGCTTACGGATGCGGATGCAATAGTGGTTGCAGCTGCTGACAAAATTAAATATCGGTATCTTAACCAAAGTGGTTATGTCTGCTAACTAACGCAGTATTACTATCAGTAAAGGGGCAGACTCAAAATAGAGCCTGTCCCTTATTTTAAGGAGGTATCAAATGGCAGAATATGTTGCAGTCGCAACACAGGAAGTTGCGGCAAACGAAAATGTAACTTTTACAAACACATCTGTTAAGGGTTCAAACTGCATACAGCACCGCGAAGGCAGTGGGATCATTACTCTTAGGGGTCTTACGAATCAGTGTCAGGCACGGTTTTTTGTAAACTTCTCCGCGAATATAGCTCTTCCAGCCGGTGGAACTGCGGCTCCTATATCATTAGCAATTGCTATCAGTGGTGAGCCGGTGCTTGCTTCCAAAATGATTTCAACACCAGCTGCAGTATCTCAATTCAGCAATGTGTCCTCAGGCATTTTTATCAGTGTTCCACGTGGCTGCTGTGTAAATGTTGCAGTTGAGAATACAAGTGGCGTTGCTATTGAAGTTGCTAACGCAAACCTTATAGTGAATAGAGTTGCTTGATTGGAGGTAGACTATGCACATTGAAAGAATGCACAAAATGATTGAATGCCTTACAGAAAAGGCACTGAATGAGCTTGAGAAAGGCGTTGAAAATGTCGATACTCACGAGATGGGTGCAGTGATAGACATGATCAAAGACCTTAACGAAGCTGAATATAGAGCCGTAATCACAAAAGAAATGAAAGAGGCTGATGAGGAAGAAGAGGAGTACAACAAGGAACTTCTTAGAGTACTTAAGGCAGAATATGGTGAAGAAGGTGGCAGACGCTATTACGACCGCTACAGATACGCTAACGGCAGATTTGCCCCAAAGGGTAGAGGGACAAGAACCACAGGCAGACGCGGTTATGACGAACCACCTTATTGGCACATGACACCAGAAATGTATTATGAATGGGCTGATATGCCAGAAGAAGAGCGTATGCGTGATCTTGATAGACTCCGCTTTGGGCGCATGTACTACTCTGACCCACGTAGAGGCTCCCAAATGCCGTCAGATGGTAGAAGCGTAGAAGATATGGGAATGAAGTCAGAAAGCCGATATGACCGTGCTAGAAGGTCATACAGTGAGACTAAGGACATGCACAAAGCTAACACTAAAGAAGATAATGACGCAAACATGCGAGGGCTTGAGTCCTTGTTGGCCGTCATTGACGAAGATCTTAAAGAGATCATGCCAGGGCTTTCAGCTTCCGAAAAAACTATGATGAAAACCAAAATGACAAATTGGGTACAGCGTATATAACCAATGGTACAGCCGGGAGCAAATGCTCCCGGTTTTATTTCAATTGCGCACTTGCTATAAATGTGCTATAATGGGGGTATCAAATGTTTTTTACAGTAAATAACAACACTTGGCAAGTTTGCTTTGTCAATCCTGGCGATCCGCAGTTGCAGCGCAGTGACGGAACATATACGCTCGGCGTAACCGACAACAATTTAAAGACCGTCTTTATGTGTAATGATCTGTCAAGCCAGATGATTGATAAAGTGCTGTGCCACGAATTGACACACGTTCACGCAATGGAATACGGATACTCTATCCCAATTGAAACAGAGGAAATTGTCGCAGACTTTATAAGTCTTTTTGGCAGGAGTATAGTAACTGTTGCAGATGAACTTATATATCAACTTTTAGGAAACAATACAATTAGGTACTGTGCATAAAATAAAGATCACAGTACACGCACGACTTTAGGCAATGTGCCAGAAAGGAAGGCAGATGTACACAAAGATTCACACGCAAAAAGACGTTCTCCGTGAGCGATATCTTTATCAATCAGAACTTACTCCACTGGGCTTTCCAAAACTGCTCCCAGTACATGCTACTCTGAGTGGGCTTAATGCAGTATCATTTTGTGAGGCGGCGAAAGAAAAAAATCCGAAGAAGGCGCTTTGCCACTTTTTTATTGACGATACACGGTTCGAGCCATTATGGAATCAGCCGCAAAAGTATCTTCCAACACTTGAAAATTTTAAATACATCTGTGCTCCTGACTTCTCATTTTATGACTCTATGCCAAAGGTCATGCAGCTGCATCAAGTGTACAGAAGCCGCGCCCTGGCATGGTGGCTATTTATGAACGGCTGTAACATCATTCCAACTGTAGGCTGGGGAAGCACAGAGACGTTTGATTTTTGCTTTGAAGGGTTGCCAGAAGAGAGTACGCTGGCAGTCAGCACAAACGGCTGCTTTACCGATCAAGGCAAGGAGTGTTATCGGCAGGGCTTCAAAGAAATGTGTTCCCGACTCCATCCTGCAGAAATTTTAGTCGTTGGCCGTCCAATTGATGTGGACACAGACGTAAAAATCACGTATCGAGAATCGTTTGGACAGCAGCTTACGAGAAAGTTGAGGGGATGATATGGGTAGTAGAAGTGGAAAGAAGCGCGAAATCAGCATAATAACCTATGTTGGCAGTTTGAAGCGAATCAGAACTGAGGAAACTGTTGGAAATATCACAGTCATAAGAACCGAATACAAACAGCAGAAGCAGAAGAAGCGCCGTAAGAAAAGCCGATAGATTTTGACATTATTTTACTGTAAAATAATAGGGATAGATTTGATTCTATCCCTACTTTTTAGCTATGCTCTAACATCATGTACAACTGGTGAAAGATCCTGGACTCTGCTTCCTATTGCTATAGGTGGCAACCATCTGATCACAAGTTTTCTGTTTCCTGCCTTTTCACTCCCTATCCAGAAATGATGCCAGTGCGCGCGGCGTACATGCGGAGTCTTTTTGCTTCCTGTGGCAGAGGGCAGTATATCAAGGTTTTGTTCATTTGCTTCTGTCTTGTTCTTGTATACATTGATTTCCCTAACATTCCTTATTTCGGCCCCCACACGGTATCCTGCATCCAATACCTTAGGAATCTCCTTTGCACCAGAACGAGCATATTTCTTTCTTGCTTTCTTGTTTTCTTCATTCTCGACAATATCTACATTCTGTGACAGTATAAACAGAATCATTTGTATTGTGCTTTGAAATATTTCGCGATCTTTTCTATATGTTTCTTCAAATTTCTCCGAAAACTCCGGCAGCCCCACTCTTTTATAGTTATCAATTCCACTGGAAATTGTATGGTCTATGCATTTTTGTAATTTATCAGACGATAAGGTTAAAAAATAGCTCCTTGATTCAATTCTGTTTTCATCGTCATTAAAGAAAAGTCTTTCAATCCTTAATTCATATAATTTAAATTCAAAATCATAATTCAAATATGTAAACCTTGATTCGTCACCAATTTGAAGGCATAAACATTTATATGGCAAATGAAGTAACATGTTTACCGGAACTTTTTCTATTCCTTCTGTTTCTTTTAATTCACTATAAAAATCTTCATCAAAGCGATAAATTACTTTTGATAAATCCCACGTTGCCACTGCTGAAATCAATCCTGCAGTGGCATTTCTAAGCCTTTTGAAATACTTCGCATCTGGCTCCCTCATGCGTGCTTTTTTGATTTCTAGCAGTATTTTATCATTAGGGCAGTACACAATATTTTCATCCCATTTTGCGCCTTGAGCTTTAAAATCCTCAATCGCAGCTTTTGCTTGATCAGCCAAATCAGGTTCAGCCTTTAAGAACCCTTTGTACAGTTCTAGCGCTAGGATTCGTTTATTCTCAACTTTTTTCTTTCTCTTTGCCATTGATGACTCCTTTTTCCTCGTCAATATGCACTATTGCAAAATAACAGTACACATTCGTGTTTTAAATATTATACGAAAAGTTCTTGACTTTTTCAAGCCATTATGCTATTTTAAAATCGAAGAGGATGCTTCTTCCGGCTTAGGTCGTTATTCACGGGCAGCAAACCGTCTGTGTGGATTGAAATAAAATTATAATTGTACGTGTGAGTACAGAGGAGCGGCAAGTGTTATGCTTGCCGTTTTTTCATTTCATCTGTTTAAACATGCTTCATATCCTCCTATCAAATACTTCCATAGTACAGTGCAACCGCCATACCGCCGAAGATCAGCGCACCGAGTAGCAAGTCACCAATGCCCTTTGCTACTGCATCAAGCATTTTTTCGTGTTTTTCTTTTTTTTCAATCGTTGTCTTGAATCCTCTTGACTTTTGGCAGAGAATAGCACGCTCTGCACTGCTGCGCATCTTCTCAATCTGCAGGCTTGATTCCCAGATTACCTTCATTTTATCACCTCTTTCCGTGTCACGCAACCTTTTCAATAATAACAACCGCCGACAGTGGCGCTTCATATCTGAAAAAATCGGCTGCATTTTTAAACTGTGAATCCATCACCGGGATATATTCGTCTGGGTAGATGTGAGCTGTAGAAAACTGAATGCAGCCCGGATTTTTTACGGATGCGTGCAATATGCGTTGCTCTGTGTATGCCTTGCCGTCAATTTCGTGCTGCACTTCCCAGTGTGCCACCACACCTGGAGCCTTTACCGCCTCGAATACTCGCGCCCATGACACAAGGGCCACAGCGTCAAGGCTTGCAATTTCTTTCTCAAGCTTCTCCAGCTCATCACCGTGAGCCTTGAAAAGCTTTATATGCAGCTCTCGTGGCGCGGTGCTGATAGATACTGTCTGTAAAATCATTGTTTTAACCTCTCTTTTAGTTTTCTTTTTTGTTCCGGTTTTCCCGGTAAAGCGTCCCCAGGTCGTGAACCTCGCCGCCTAAAGCGAAGAAACGCAAAACTTAAAATTCCTTGGCGTAGCTTTCAGCATCTGCCAGAGTCCGGCACAGCTTGCAAATATTACTGTATTCACCATCTACAAAAATCTGCACACTGTAACCATAACCGCGAAGTCTTGCCGGGTGAGTGTCGCCCAGCAAGACAATTTTTGTTGTGATCATCGCTTTCCTTTCTCTCTTTCAAGCCATTTTCCGGCCAATTCGCGTTCTTGCTCAGTTGCCTTTGTAATTTTTCCGTCTGGATATACGCGGAAGGCGTGCCACTTGTAAACCCCTACAAAATATACAACGTCTTCCTCACTCATACAGGCGTAAAAATCCTTGTACATGTCAGCACTGTAAAAATCAGCGTGTTCCTTGCCATAGCTCAGAACCTCGCCTGCAGTCTTTAAAAACTTGCCGTTTCCGGCATAGCACCAGCCGTGGCCGCTGTCCTTCGTCCAGATCTGGACGTTATAACGGAAACCGTGCGCCATAGCTGGGGCGCTTTCATTCAATCTAATAATTTGTAATGTTGTCATAACTTTTCCCTTTCTTGCCTGCCATCATCAGCGCCGGGAGGCAATCCCCGGTCAGACGCCCCAAATTGGGGCGTTTCGGCTTAAATCTCTTCTATTTCATCAATGTAAAAATCAACCATATCAACCGCGGCTGTAAAGCGCTGCTGGACAGAAAAGCTAAATCCAAAATCTTTATCATACATGGCCGAAGCGCTTGTAGCTACATAGTAAAAGAGGTCTGCCGCCTTGTCTTTATCAAAGGTCCCCTTTCTTGCTTTTTTTTCTGAGGTTTTCGATACTCGGCTTAATCTGGCGATCATACAAAACACCTGAGTTAGTAGCATATAAAAACAGCTCTCTTGCTTCATCGGATGCCTTATAAATCATATTTTTTGTTCTCTTCATATTTTTTTACTTCCTTTCTGTGTTTGTTGTTTTCCTTGTTTCTGACTGTATTATATAACAACGTACGTGTATATGCAATAGTAATTTTGTATAAATGTACGTGTATATTTTTGTGCATTATGTACGTGTATATTTTTATCTTTATAGTGTATAATTATGTTAGAGGTGGAAAAAGGACCTTTATAATATAAGAAAGGAAAGAAAAAACATATGGCAATATCAGACGCACACAAGCAAGCTACTATAAGATACGCAAGTAAGACTTATAAGCGCGTGCCGCTCGATTTGCGGCACGAAGACTACACCAGACTACAAGAGGCGGCAGCAGCTACAAGTCTATCAGTCAACGGCTATATAAAGGCCGCGATAGCTGAAAAAATCAGCCGCGATAGCATCCGATCAGCGGCACCAGATGCAGAAAGACCTGCAGCACCTGTGGCAGAGCCGGAGCCGTCCAGCCAGAAGATCAAGAGCCATACGCCAGATCTGAAAACGGTTGACCTGCAAAGGCTCCTGACTGATGCACGGTATCAGCTTGATATCATGGATATATACGGCCAGGAGCAGACGCAGCGCTTACTTGATCAGGCGCGGAGCAAATAAAAAGGTGGGCATTTTCGCCCACCTTTTTATTTTAAATGAAATAATATTTTCTTACTGTTTTTTCCGTTCTGTTAGGGCTGATGCTTAGTAACTCGTCTGGAAGATATCCGGCCTTTGTATAGCCACAACTTACTTTTTCGTATCCGCCTAAGTCTTTAAAAAATTGTACTGCATCAAATACATTAAAAACATAAGTTGCCGGTACTTCTTTTTCTTCTTTTTTCACTTCAACCCAACGCGTGCCGTGCTTAGCATAGGTTGTTTTTTCTTCTAAAATCTTGCCACCAAAATCCTGGAGACTAGAAATATTTGGATATTTCTTAAAAAGCTTTCTATAAGTTTTTGCTAACTCTGAATATAACATTGTTTTTTCCCTTTGCTTGATGTATAATCAAGCTACCTTTCTTTTTTTTGATTGGTGCCGGTTGCGTTTGCTTGGTAGGTAGTGCAACCGGCTTTTTTTGTTTACACCCTTATTATATCACTTTTAAAAGTTATGTCAAGACTTTTTATAACTTTTTTTCGTTATATTTTTTCTTGACTTTTTGCCGTGGAAAAGCTACTATATATATGTAGCGATACACCAAGCACGAAAGGAGAGTACTACAAGTATGATAAAGTTTAAATTTGACGTAGCCGGCGCACTGGCTACCGCAGGCGTTACAGCCTACACAGCGCAGAAAAGCGGCATTTTATCACAGGATACATGGCGAAAGATTAAGGCAGGAGATACACATATAAGTCTTGAAGCTATTAACCGTATATGCTGCATTTTGCACATGCAACCGGAACATCTTATATACTACGCGCCAGACCAAGCCGAAGAAGAAAAAATTTTAAAAAACTTTCAAAAAAAAGCTTGACATAGTAACTTTTTTAAGTTATACTATAGGCACAAAGAGAGAAAGGAAGCCCGAAGGGCAAAGGTAAAAAGATATGTCAAAGAAGCAGCAGTATACAACAAAGTTTTATGAGGACAACGGCGGCGGTATCCAGGCAGTGACACGCGATGAGAGCGGCAAGGTTGTAAACGTTCTTGGCGGTTTTGAAGCTGATCCAGGAACAGGGCTGTCAGTTCTGGCAGCAGCTCGTGAAAACTGGCCATATGCAGACCCGTTCGAGTCTTACCAGTGGGGTGAAAAGACTATGGAAGAAGTAGCAGAAGAGCTTGAGGAGATGGAGTATCATCCGGAGTATGGTGATTTGATCGCAGAGACGAAGCCAACACCAGACCGCTACACAGACGCCCAGTATATCGAGCGCGTTGAGTTCAACTGGAGCCGCATGGGTGCAGCAGGACATGAACTTTTTAAAGATTTAGACATGCCTGAGGCTGTAGCATATCGCATCAAGTCTAGCAGAGAATGGAACCCGGACGACTGCCGCCGCCTGTGTGAACTGGCTGATATGGCGGACGAGTACGACAGCGCCGACAGTGACACCGTAGAGGACGTAGTAAGCGCAGCAGCCGACAAGCTCGGCGTTGAGATTTTTTGAGAGGAGGCAGCCACATGAGTTACAGCAAGTTATCAATTTTAAAACCAGGACAGACTTTTAGTATCGGAGACGCTGTTTTTATTTTGCTTGAGCACGGCAAGGATACTACAAAAGCATTAGCTATCAAGAATGCTTGGACTACTCAGCCGGTTATGATGGAGCAACCGTTTGACGCGCATGAGTCTAATTATAAGCTTTCGGAGCTTAGAAAGGACATAGAATCATGGGATAATCAAGGGTGGATCGAAGATCAGGTCGGAGCAGAAAATCTAGTAGAACATGCCGTAAGCTTAACAACGGTAGACGGCCAGGACGACTACGGAGAGTTAACTTGTAAGGTCCGCCCGATCACTTTTGACGAGGCCAGAAAGTATAACAATTTGATTTCAGATCCTGACGACGACAGCAGCTACACAGCAGGTTATTGGACGTGTACAGCATGGAGCGTACCGCGCCGCACCGGATATGAGACAGGCAATTTTGTTGCATATGTTACCTATAACGGCATGATTGAGCAAAATAATCCCTATCGGGGCTATGATGTGCGGTTAGTGTGCGTTCTTAAGTCAGATATTGACGTATTAGTTGATTGACCAAGGCAGCCGCCCCGGAGGTTACGAGGGCAGGAAGGCGAAAAAATGAAAATTAAAGACGAAAAAAGACTCATAGAAATTATTATGAGAGTATGGAGCAATGGCCAGTATAGCCAAGACCTCAGCGTTGGCCTTTTAGTTGATGGTTCTTTTAAGTATGGTCAAGGGGCTTATAAGGTGGATAGCGTCGATGACGTCATTGATTATGCTTTTGACTGGCAAAATTGCACAGGTGAGTTTGTCGATGATGAAGACCCAGACAACAACCGCCGCGTTGATGTTGATATAATTTCTGATTCAAGCCATGAAAAGCCGTATGATGAGTTCACAGCGAGAGCGCAGCAAGTAAAATCTGACGCACTGGCAACGGATGAGGCTGCCAGCCTTTTTGATGGGGGATGGCGAAGCAGTGACTATTACCAGCTGATATTTGAGCGTAGATGTGACAAAGAAGAAGCCGCCGGCATCTGTGCAGCACTTGCCACTTTTGAGCAGTAATTCGCACCTGCCCGGCAAGGTTAGAGCCGGGAGAAAGGAAGATATGAAGCGCGAAGACTTTAAAAAAATTATTAAGTTGCGCAGCTTTTGGAAGATAGATAAGCGCAAAGGAGATTATAAACTGCCAAGCGGTGACAAGTTGTCAAAGTATATCAGAAAGCTTGTTATTTCTCAAATGCAGCTTGATAATTTGCTGATCGGAGAAAATGGCGACCTATTTCCGGGATCTGGTGGCACTGTAAACAAAGAGTTAAAACAAATTAACGACTATACAATTTTTCATTTAGGTCCGGTTCCAAACGAGGTTTGCACGTGGGAGCAGATGGAGGAACGAATTGATCATTTAATTTTTGAAATGTTACACTAATCAAAAAGTGGAGCCACAAAGCTTCACTTTTTCTTTGCCCATTTTCAGACATTCAGCCGTAAATTTTTAATTTGTGCAACTTGCACTTTTAAAAATATTTAACTTGATTTATACCTCATATTGTTGTATTATGTACTCAAGCTACTATATATAGTATTTATATGTAGCCTAGATATGGATATATAGAGTATATAGCCCATGATCGGAAAAGATTCCAAGCCGTGCTAAAACACGGTGCTTCTTTTTCTGGTCGTGGGCTTTTTTCTTTTCCCCAGGCCTACAGCTTTTTCCGTGTCGCTTCCTTATATATATAATATATACAGTATATATATTTACTGTATATGTATATGGTATATATATTTAATATATTATCGGTATATTTAATATATTATCAGTGTATTTATATTATATTTATAATTATATGGTGTATATGTATATAATATCTGTATATGTACAGTGTATATAGAGTATATATAATATATTGTCTGATAATATATATTAAGTATATCTGTATAAGGTATATATGTACAGTATATATAAGGTGAGTATGTATAGTATATCTCTATGTACTGTATAGATATAAGTGTATGCGTATATCTGTATGTACAGTATATAGATATCTGGTAAGTAGGTATGTGTATAGTGTATCTAAGTATATACAGATACAGAGTGCAGGAGCTGACAGATGATCAAGTCAGAGGCGGACACAGACAGGGCAGGCAGCCAAGACGGACACATGTGAGAGCTGGACACGATGAGCACACACAGAAGGGCGCTAGAAGGGCACAGAAGGCGGCTAGAAGGCGTTTGAAGGGGAAAGGCTAAGATATAGCCACATATACGCACGACAAAAAGAAATACAGGGAAAGGAGGGCTACAGAATGCCAAGAGGAGGGAAACGAATGCCAAGCTATAGGGATATTGCAGAAACCATGGACGGAGACGAACTGGACGCTATCCTTGACGTATCTCTGCAGGGGCTAGCTAGAGCACGTGAAAAAGGTTCACAGCCCATGTATAGCAACTCTCCCGAAGGGCTAAAAAGTTTCAAGCACGACTCAGAAGAGTATCTGACATTTGTCCGAAACGTAAACAAAACCCCAACGGAAGGCGGAAAGCTGCGCCTAGTGCCTGATATAGAGTCCTGGGCGGCATTTTTGGGAGTTACGCGGCACATGATCACGGGCTATGAAAAGCGTGGCAGTGATTGGAAGTCTACTATAGACGCGGTAAAAGGCGTTATAACAGCTTGCAAGAAGCAGCTTGCATTTACTGGCAAAATGCCACCAGTGCTTGCAATCTTTGATCTTACCAACAATTCCGACTATGTCAACGCGTCAGAGTTCCGGTTATCAGCCGAGGCAGCACCAGAAGCTAAGCAGATAAGCGCGGAGGAGTGGGAAAAAGTCATTGATGCAGAGCCAGAAGCCCCGAAACTATCGGATTTTAAATTGTCTGACGATTCAAATTAAGATTAGTCAAGGTTTCTTGATCTGTTTTAATCTCTAAGGTGGTATGCAGTTCGTATAATGTTTGTTATACGTACTTTTAACGGTCGATGGTGCGTATACTCAGACCAGGACAGCAAAACACTGTTGTTTTTGTATATACAAATACGCACAATTTAGGTTTTGCCGCCATAGGATCAAGAGCCGCGACCAGCTGCGCAGCTGCCAGATGATCACGCGAAAAGGGGGTGTAGGGGTCTTAGAGCGTGCCCCCGGCATGGGGCTACTTAGTCCCCAAAATATTTTTCCAAAATAAAAAGCCCCTTTTAACTCGTAACTACACATATGGCAAAGATAAAAGCTGTGAGCCTTGACAGTTTCTTTGCCATAGCGCCAAGGCATAATATACTCAAACTATAAAATGAAAATATCAACCAAAGAAATAACCGATGAATGTCAGCATTGCGGTGACATACTGGTTTGCCAGTTGTGCCGTGAAGGACACGGAATAAATCGTGAACGAATAAACGTTACCCAAATGGTTACATGCCAGATAGAACACAAGAACAGGAGGTTATCTAATGAGAATCATTTCACAGTGCAAAACCAAATCTGTTGAGTTTTATAACGTTGCTTTGCTGAGACGTGATGAAACCATCTTTGCAAGGACTGCAAACCAAGACATGGTACTTGCAGAGTATAAGACTCCAACCAGAGCAGCCGAGGTATTTGAGGAATTAAATATTTCTGCTTCTAGCTTCTTGACAGATATCTACTACATGCCGGAGGAATAAGCAATGAATGACACAAAATTGGTTTTAGTTGAATTTATTGACGGTACGAGCAAAAGGATAGAGGCTTATTGCGATCCACAGTATGAATACTATGGCTATCTAGCCAACAAAGAATTGTTTTACGTAATTTGCACTTCCAACTTATCAAAAGCCCTCTTCCCTCGCGAGTTTGTCAAAGCAATATCCTTTTTGGATGAACAGGAGGAGTAATGGCAAATACAAAATTTGAAAATGCAACAACATGGTTACAAGGTGTTATTTCTGGATATCAAAAGCAGGTCAATGATTTCTCAGCTGTGCCTAATCCAGATGCAAATAAAATAAAAGCATGTAAAGAGCGTCAAGAGCTTTGCCAGTACATTTTGGACTTTATGATTAAGGCTAAGCAGCAGAATGATGTAATGGCTGCTAAGTCAGGTTCTCAAAATACCGCTGTAAAGTCACAGAATGCCTCACAATCAATTTCAGCTCATTCAGTGGCAAATACTATAGGTAAAGAACAGCTAGAGCAATTAGAGCTTGTTTTGGGGCTTGATGCTACAATCAGCTTTTGTAGGGCTGCTTTAATCTTGGATCTTCCAGAATTTGGGTCAAAAGAGGCACTTCTTGGAACACTTAAAGATTTTGCCACAAAGCGAAGCTAGGAGGTTATGTGGAATGATAAAAATTCTGAGACCTGGTACAAGAAAGGAAGCTGAATGTCCAAGTTGCGGTGCACTTTTGAGCTACGATATTTCTGACATTCTTGAGGAATCGTCGTACTCAATTACAGAAACATCATCTGCATTTTGGCAAAGCAGTAAAAATACAACTTACATCACCTGTCCACAATGTAATAACAAGATTATTTTGTCAGCAACTTGATAAGAAAGGAGCGTCTATGAGTAATATAGACAAATGCATTTCTTTGCTAATCAAGCTTGGCGAGTCTTTTGGAATTGATGCCAAGACTATTCCATCACGTTTTGATTTTGACTACATAGTTGTTATTTTCGAGAAAAAAACATGCGATGGTACTCTGTGGCGCTTTAACTATAGTTTTGAGCTTTGGCTACTGAAAGACCTTGACACTTTCCGACTTCAAGAATATTTCAAATATGCATTTTTTGATAAAATTTTAGGATCTTTTATCGAACGCGAAAAAGAAGTGTTCAACATAGAGGAGTTTTTATGATTAAATTAGAACATGCTGTATTACCAAGCCCAGAACAAATAGAATTTGCTATTGAAGGTCTTCGAAATTCCTTCAATTCATGGTTTAAAAGTGATAGCCATTGGGGCTGCCTTCACCTCGGTGAAGAACGTGATTGTGATACCTGTGATAGCATCCAACCAGATAAATGTACATGGTCTCCACAATTTATAGTCGGTAAAGAAGATATGGCACTTATGCGACGTTTATCTTCATACGGCTCCGATCATCGCAAATTTATGCGTATGCTTCCGGTATGCATCAGAATTACAGCACCACTTTATTGGTGGAAAGAAGCAGACACGTATTCTGTAGGTACTTCAAAAAATAGCTGTAGCACCATGCATCGAATTGATGCCAAAGAATTTACATTAGATGATTTCTCAGCAGAACATCTTATTGGCTTTGAAAGCGCTGAATCTGATTTCCCAATATTTCACGGGGCAGAGCATTCACCAATCGGCCTGTTGAATCAGACAATCCGTGTGCTTAATTTTTACAGGCAAAAATATCTTGCTACCAAGGAAAAGAAGTATTGGTGGCAACTAATTCAACTGCTACCTGATTCTTATAATCAGACCAGGAACGTAACGCTTAACTATGAAGTCCTTGCAAACATCTATAAAGCACGCCGTAACCATAAACTGGACGAATGGCAAGATTTTTGCAGCTGGATTGAAACATTGCCGTATAGTGATCTTATCACTGGAAAGGAACCAAAATGACATTTAATGAATATCAGCGCGGTGTAATGAGAACCGCATCAGACGTAACAAAAGCAACAAAGGAAAACATGCTTATGAATGGTATCCTCGGTACTGCCGGTGAAGCAGGTGAGCTTGTTGATCTTCTCAAAAAGCAGATTTTTCAGGGGCATCCATTTGATAGAGAGCATCTTATCAAGGAGTGTGGCGATGTGCTGTATTATCTGGCACTTACTGCTGAGGCACTTGATACCTCTCTTGAGAATATTGCAATCAAAAACAACAAGAAACTTTGGGAACGCTATCCTGATGGCTTTAAGGCCGAAAATTCACTTCATAGAAAGGAAGGGGATATTTAATGTTTGTTCTTATTCTCCGAGTTCTGGCATCTCTTTTCAACATATTTATGCTGACCTCTATTATAGGGTGGCTGAATGAGAAAAGATCCAGAGAAAGGCTTATTAGCTCTGTAGTACTTTCTACGTTCTTTATCATGAATCTTGTCTTGACAGCCAGTGGTTTGTGAGGATAAGATCACGCTGGGGTTATCGCCAAATGGTAAGGCACAGGATTTTGATTCCTGCACTGTTGGTTCGATTCCAACTAGCCCTGTTGTGCCATTAGCTCAGCTGGAAGAGCACTTGACTTTTAATCAAGGCGTCGTGGGTTCGAGTCCCATATGGCGCATACGGACCTTTAGCTCAATAGGTTAGGGCAGCTGCCTCATAAGCAGCCGGGTCTGGGTTCGAATCCCAGAGGGTCCATATGCAGTTTGTAAACAATGTGGTTTTTTCTTTCTCTTGTGAAATCCCTTTCTCTTTTCCCACAAAGTAGCAACTGCAACTCCCGTGAGAATCAACCTGCGGACAAGTCAGCCGCAACCGTATAGGCGGTTTTTGGGTAGATGTGCAGAATTGGTATTGCAGCAGACTGTAAATCTGTCATCTTCGGATATGCAGGTTCGAGTCCTACTCTACCCACTTTTGCCGTGATGCCACAATGGTACTGGGCTAGTCCTGAAAACTAGTGATCTGTAAAAGGACTGAGGGTTCGAATCCTTCTCGCGGCGCTCCAGTTGCCTAGGGTAGCTCCCGAAAAGCAGAACCTGTGACTGCCTGGCAACTGATTTGTAATCACAGGAATACATTATCGCACAGGAGGTAAAACAGATGTCAGAGAAGGCAAAAAAAGAAATAGTAATATCGGAGGGCAGAGATTTTAAAGGAATCTGGATTCCAGAACGTCTTTATTTATCACCAGATTTAAGTCCTAGGGAGAAATTCTTGTTAATTGAGATATACAGTCTTACTCAAAAAGACAAAGGCTGTTTTGCTTCTAATAAACATTTTGCCAACTTCATTGGCTTGAAAGAAAATAGTATTCAAAAGATGCTTTTAAAATTTGAGCAACTGGGACTGATTGAAAGAATCTTTGAATACAAAGAAAACACTAAAGAAATCGACAAGCGAATCATTATAC